TTCTTTAACAAATTAATAATATCATACCGAGTTTCTCTACTTGGTTCAAATGATACTGAACCTGCCGTGAAGCCCATTTTCTGCCAATGGTCAAGATTATCATATTGTGATAGACCATCTGCCTTTGTTCTGCCATACAATGATGTAGTAGTTACACCAACAAGAACATCACCATACTGTTTCTTCCAAAGTCTTTGCACTTCATCAGACAGGCAGAGCAATGCCAATAACTTACCGCCAACATAATTGAAACCAAGTGGTTGAAATGGCACAATAGTAGAACCAATTGCCGTGTGATTAATCATACTGCCTTGTGTCTTTAGTTCACGAGGCCAACCAATCTTCTCATCACGAGGAGTAAGGTCTAAGAAGTCAGATGATATACAGATGACACCTAGATACTTGCCAGTCACCTGGTCACGAACCAAGAAGTTTAGGTTGCGACCAATGTTACTATTGTTCTTCATTGTTGAAATGAAATTACGAACAGTATTCCATCTTTCAGGTAAGTCTTTGCTTCGTTTCTTCTCAACTTCAAATGTAGAACCATCAATACCAATCTGCATATCTTTACCAGAATCATCTGTGTATTCTAATACAGGTTGTAGTTTTAGGTAGTCATCAGCTTCTGTTGGAATCCAAATAGAAGATTTAACTTCATCAACAATCTTTTGTTGGTTAGGTTCAACTAATTGTGTTTCTTCACCAAATAATGTTTGATTGGTAACAGTAGGATACTTTTCTTTTACTTCACACCACTTTTGATAGAGTGTGTATTCTTTTACATCCATTTGTGAAACATAGGTTAAGTCATTGATGGTTTTCTCTTTAAGATAACCCTCATCAATGTTAACAAAAGAACTTGGCGGATTCTCATCTTGCCATTGCTTCCATTGTTCTTCTACATCAGCTTTAGGATCAACCATGTTGTTTCTTCAATCTCGTAATTTTCTTAATTAATTTCTGTTGTTGTTTTTTTGCCAACTGTAATGCAAGTGGTTTAACTCTACTTGTAAACTTAATGCCGTTCATATGGTCTAGTTCGTGTTGAAAACATCTTGCTGTTAAACCTTCAAAACGCATTTGCACAACCCTACATTCTTCGTTGATGAATTCTGCTTCTACCCAAGAATGTCTTTCTACACCAAGTGCCAATCCAGGAAAAGATAAACAACCTTCTTTCTCTCTAATTAAATCAGGCGAAGCATTAATAATTTTTGGATTGATACAAGCCCAAATGGCATCGTTTGCACCCAACACAAACACTCTTTCAAATATGCCACATTGATTAGCAGATAGTCCAATACCACCATGTAACTTCATGGTCATCTTTAATCGCTTGATTAATTTACCAAGAATGGGATTTGGCAATCGTGTAACATCATATTCAGGTATCTTCTGAAGAAGCATTGGATGATTATCATCAAACAAAGACAATGGCTCAATTACTTCTTCTTTTTCTTTAACAATACCTTCTTCGGTATTAATTATAAACATTTCACTCATGCTTTCATTACCCAATCTTCTGCACAAATTTCGGCATCTTCTTCTCTGTCAAAATACTTAGCATCATTATAATCTGTTTCTGCTTCATAAAGCAAGGCCATAAACCTAGATTTGCCTACGCCTGTTAGGTAGACTTGACCTGTTCGGTTATGCCCATCGGTATACTCACTTAATTTTTTGAATTCACTCATTATATCACCCTATCATTGGTTTGTCAAACAAAGATTCTTTTATTACCTGTGGGTCCCATGCCGTTCTGGAATCACACATAAGAACATTCATATCCAAAAGTTCACGCAAACCCAAATGCATAGCAAATGGAACATTGTATTGTTCTTTTGCCTTTTGAATGTAATCTATCAAAGCCTTTTGATATAATTCGGCATATTTCTTTTGGCACATATATGCTTTGTTGTCGCCAATCGCAAATATTCTCCAATTTTTATAATTAGTATTTGATAATGAGAATTGAAAGGCTGCACTATTAACACCAGGAAATTCTTGGTCTTGAAAGTCATCAAGTGCAATGATGCCATCATCTCTCATTTTGGTATTAAACAATAGCAAATCACTTAACACAGCTGAGTGTTCATGGCAACCATCAATGTGGAGAAATCTTAATTCATTCTGAAAAACAACATCATCATATTTCAACTCTGTTGTATCTTCTAATCTCCAAATTAGATTGTTTGCATTACCAAACTTTGCAATATTAGCAGATGCTTTTTCTTTATCAGATTCAGAAAAGATATCATACAAGTAAAAGTTATTGTTACCAATAAACTGTGAGATAGCAATGGCACTTTTACCATATGCAACACCAATCTCACACACATCACCTTTTGGTTTTTGTAATTCTTTTAATATGCCGTAAGTAATGATAATGTCTTTAGGATAAAACCAACCCTCTACTTCTTTATCAATTACTTCTTTATAGTTTCTTAAATAATGTTCAAAGTTCATTTTACAATCCTACTAAAGTTTTTTACCTTCTCAAAACGAACCACACTACGGAATTTATCTTGTAGTATATCACCCTTATGAGAGATAACAAATACATTTGTGCCTTCTAACATCTGCAATATGGTCATTAGATATTCTGTGCCATTGGCATCAAGGCTGGAATCAAACACTTCATCAAGTATTAATAGATTAGTATTGGCAGAGTTTTTCAGTTTAGCAACAGCACGCCAACTAAACAATAGTGCCAAATCAATCTTTTGTTTTTCACCTTCTGAAAAAGAATCATAGGTAAAATCATCACGGTGCCTTGACTTAATTGTTTCTTTAAATGATTCATCAAGGTTAAAGTTCACAAAGAAATCAAATGATGCCAAATATTTGTTTACCAATTTATTGATGATTGGCAAATACTGTTTGATAATCTTGGTCTTGATACCTGTATCTTTCAACAAGCCTGATGCTACCTCATAGTATGTTTTTTCATCTATAAGGGTTCTTAAATGTTGCTTTAACTGACTTAATGATTCATTTATGACACTTAATTCTTGTTCTTCTTTGTCGGTAGTTGATTTGTTTAACTTCAAATCTTCAATCTGTTTTTCTAACCGTTTAATATATTTGTTTGTTTCGGTAATAGTGGTATTTTTGGTTGCAATTTCAATTTGCAATTCTTGAATTTTCTTTTGTGTTTCAGAGATTGAATTCAGTTTAGTTTGTTCTGCTAATAACTTCTTCTCTAACTCTTGCAAACCATGGTCACATTCCGTAACCTTGGTACCAAGTAAGGTAAGTTCTTTCTCTTTGAATTCCATGGCAATGGCTTGCCTACACGTTGGACAATCGTCATTGTGTTGAAAGAAATTGATATCCTTACGAAATTTGGATAAGTTGCTTTCAATTTGCGATTCAAGTTTTGTAATCTTTTTGACCTTAGCCTCTGTTTCAGCCTTTGCATTGACGAGTATTTGTAACTGTCGAACTTCGTTAGAGAACAATTCAATCTGTTCTGCCAGCGTGGATATGGTGTTCGCACTACCACTAATCTCACCTTCATATTCTTTTACCTTATCTTCATTGTTTTGTTTTAGTTCATCAATATGTTTTTTCTGTAAGTTATACTTCTGTTCAGCCAAATCAATGTCATATTTTTTAGTTGTCGTGGCATCTTTGTTCATTGTAATCTTGTCTTTTAGAATATTGTTCATGGCAGAAAACACCTGAATATCTAAAAGTTCTTCAATGATTGCTCTGCGGTCAGATGCCGACAATTGCATGAATGGTGTGAATGATGCTGAACCAAGAATTACAATTTGTGTAAATGATTTATAGTTTAATTTAAGAATAAACTTTTCAAGGTATTCTTGGTAATCTCTTACAGCAGCATCTTGATTAATCATCTCACCATCTTGCCAAATCTCAAACACATTTGGCTTAATGCCACGAACAATCTTATAGTGCTTGTTGCCAGAATTAAATTCAACTTCAACAAGACAATCTTTACCATTGATTGAATTCAACAACAATGGTTTATTCACCGAGCGAAATGGCTTGCCAAACAAAACAAAACACAATGCATCAAGCATTGTAGATTTACCTGCTCCGTTTGAACCAACTATTAGTGTGCTAGGTGACTTATCAAACTGTATCTCTGTAAAGTGGTTACCGGTACTTAACAGATTTTTCCATTTTATTTTACGAAATAATATCATTCAGTTTCAGTAGTGAGAGCTTCAACATAAAGCTCTTTCATTAAAGTTTTAAGTTTATCATTATCCACAGTCAATGTCAAGTTATCAATATACTTGGATAGAATGGTCATTGTATCTTCTGCCTGATTCACAAGGTCTTTATCATCTTCAATAATCGTATCGGTAAAGTCCTCAACAATGGCAATATCACCAATGCCTGCCTTGTATAGATTATCTAACACATTATCAAATAGATATGGGTTTTGTTTATTCAATACTACAATCTTTACATAACAATCTTTCAAGGCTGCATAATCAAATTTTTGCCAATAAGCAAAGTCAGTTGTTGCATCATCATAGTTAATTTTATGAAACATTCTATTAGGGTTTGAAACAAATGTCAACTCTCTTGTTTCAGTATCAAACACATGGAAACCACGAGGGTCATTATAATCTGCCCATGTTATTTCATATTGATTACCAAGATAGTGAATAGAACCATTGGTAGACTTATGATGAAAGTGGCCAGATAGAACCATATCAAACCTATCAAAGGTTGATTTGTCCATTCCTGTATGACACACATTACCTCTATCCATTTCAAACCCAGCAATCTCAAAATGTCCAAATACTACTTGCGATTTGGTTGTCTTTAGAAATTCTAAAGCTTGTTCATAATTACTTGAGTTAATCCATGGTATCATCGCAACAGATAGACCATCATACTCCATATCTTTTGGTTCAATCATCACATTGATATTAGTGTAATGGTCAAACAACTCATGCATAGCATTAATCTCATTGGTGTTCTTGTAAGTAACATCATGGTTACCAACAATCACATCCATATTAATGCCTTCTGTCTGTAATACATCAAAGAAGCGTTTACGCCAAGAATTGAGTGTTACAAATGAAATAAACTTTCTGCGGTCAACAACATCACCAAGATGGCAGATGTGTTTAATGTTGTTTTCTTTTAGATAAGGAAAGAATGTGCCTTCCCAAAACTTAAAAAAGAATTCATTAAATCGTGGGTCATCACCACGAGCACCTGCATGGGTGTCGTTTATAAGAGCAATCTTCATAGTTCTTTTGGAATATCCAATTCGTCAGCGTCAAGAAACTTCTCTAATCCTTTTGTCTTAGATTTTTTTTTCTTTTCTTTAGCTTCTTCAAATGTTTCAATAAACTCAGCAATGTTATCATAGAGTTCAAACTGTTTCATATGACCATCAACATCTTCATACATTTCGCCTTCATCAAGCATACCAAATTGTTGTGTTGCCTTATACTTTACATACAGTTGTTTTTTTTCTTTTTGGATTCTACGCAAAAAAGCAAAGTAAATAATTTGTGTAAAGTAGGCAAATGGGTTCTTTGATTTAGTTTCATCAAAATTACGGAAGTATTGGATACAATTCTCAATACCATCTGCAATCATTTCATCACGAAAAGAATATGATACAAAATTAGGTTTGCGAGAAAGGTGTTCTGCAATCTTTAGAAAACATTCACCAACATAATTTGGAATTGGTGGATCTTCTTTCTTGGCTTTCTTTGCTTTCTTACATCTTTCTTTATAGTCAATAAGTGCAGCCAAGAAGTCTGCATTGTTTATGTAATGTTTTTTACTCATAATGATTTAATAATCCTAATTTATTACCGCTCAATTCATTTACTACTCTGTCATGCAATTTAAGAACTCTTTTTTTATATTCAAAGCCAAGTAAACCTGCCTTCTCGGCTTTATCATAAGGTGGTACTTTACCAATACTTGTGTATTGTTCTGAAGTTAAATCAATTATCTTACCTTCTTTATCTTGAACCCACCAATGATATATTTCACCATCAAAGCCTCGGTACAAACTTAATTGTTTAGAACCAAATATCTTATACAAACAACCAGAGGCATTATGACAATGGCCAAAGGCCGGATTACTTTCGTTTCTAATTATCCATTTTTTTGGCAACAAATCTGGTGTAAGGTTTCGTTTAATAACCTCGCATACTGTTTGTAGGTTCTGTTCATTATATTCTAACATACAATCATTATATCATACTTTCCAGAAAAAGCACCATTCTTATGCTACATTTGCCTCATTTATCGCTTGACAATGTTATAGTAGCGGTGTTCCGTTTGCAAGTTTAGTGTAAAAGCTTCTTCTTAATATCCTGACGAAGCAGTTTTAATTCTTCCATAGCTTCTTGTTCTTCCTCTACTGACATCTCCAAATCATCTTCTTCCATATCATGCAGTTCATCCATCTCATCATTTTTTCTATCTTCTTCAACTTCTGTTACCGTTGTATTGTAATAATCAATAATGTGTTGTTTTGGTTGAAATACGGAAAGAATGTCTTGAGCATATATGTTAGCAACATTATCTTCAACTAATTCTAAAGGTAACCAAGGACTCATCATCATTACAGCTCTGCCAGTTGGCATTCTTTTAAACATCAAAGTCATTGGGTTTGTTAAAGTAATTGAGCCTTCTTCATCATCAGTATAATTTGCTATAACATCTTCACCTGATTGCAGTCTTACTATTTTTATATTATCCATTTTTTAGGTCTATGTTATAAAACTTGTAATTGAATTTTTCATCATCGTATATTTTAACACGTTCTACGAAATGTTTCAAGGTGTAATTGGTAAATTTGCCTATACGGAAATCATCAGAGATATCAAATAATGTGGCTTCAGTTTTATCATCACCTATCCGTAAACCTCTACCGATAGATTGCAGATTACGAATCCTAGACTTAGAAGGACTTGCAAAGATGATATTGTGTAGATTGCGAATGTTAATACCAGTAGAGAAAGTGCCATAAGATGCCACAATAATAGCGTCTTTTTCTTTTTCAGTAATAGCACGAATTGATTCACGGACTTCAACATCTGTTCCTCCGTAAACAAAGAATACCTGGCGATTCTTTGCTTGTTCTTTGATAATTGAATGTAAATCTTTGCCATGTTTTTCTACAAACTGGAAAAGAATAAGAGAATTACCTTCTAAAGATAGTGCTAGGTTCTTAATGAATTCATTTCTAGCAGCGCTCATAACTATATATTCAACTTCTGTATTATAGTCCCAATCACGAGCCATTTTACAAACAGAATCAGGATACTTTAATATAAGGCATTTGATTTTGAAATCTGCTAATTGTTTGTTTTGAATTAGTTCTGCGGTAGAAGTGGCTCTATAAACAGGACCAAATAAACCTTCTAACACAAGGCGATGTGTTTGAGTACCATCTAATGTACCTGTGCAACCAATACGATACTTGGCATTAATTGTGCCAGACATAATCGTTGTGAGTGATTTGGCTTTGAATTGATGTGCTTCATCACCAAGAACAAAATCATATTGTTCAAAATACTCTGGTGGGTTCTTGTAGATAGATTGCCATGTGGTAATCGTTAGAAACTTATCTGTAACTTTGTCTTTACCTGCATACTGTCGGTGACAATGTTTATCTGAATCGTATCCATAATCTTGAAAGTCTTTATACATTTGTTCAACCAATGATGTGGTTGGAACAATCAATAGACCTTTCTTGTGGCCTGAATCTTGTATTTGACGGAGTATCAAATAAAGAATAAGAGATTTACCTGATGCCGTAGGAGATAATAGAAGTATTCGTTTGTTTCGTATTGCATGAACAAAAGAATTTAATTGGTAATCTCGCACTTCATGTGGAAGATTAAGTGTTTCAATAAAATCTTTGGCTTCTTTGATTGAGAAATTTTCAGTAGCAGTTACCTCTGAATCAATCTCTACTTGATATTGCCGTTCTTCAGCAAACTTTTGAATGTATGGAACAAGGCCATGATACAGGCCCATTGTTCGTAAATCCAATAGGCGTATCTTTCCATCCCAATATCGTGCTTTGTATGCAGGTGTAAATTGATAACCTGGCACAAAAAAAGTAAAGTAATCTGAAAGTTCTTGAGCTATATTTCTTTCTGATTGAACACGAATAAAAGCTTCATTGACTTTCTCTAGTCTAATATCCAATTAAATTCCTTGTATGAACCGCTCCCAGGAAATAAAATCCCTTAGCTGGTAGGTTCTACTATTCAGTTCTTTCAAAATACTTTGACAAGCATCTACAATCTCATCGTGTATCATTTTTGATGCCACTAATTTGTTTAAGTCATCATCACTTTCAAAGTAGGTATTGATTTCAGATTTCAATACAAATGGAAATGGTTCCCATCCATATTGTCTAAGAGTATCATCATCTAGTTTACCTGTATAATATTCCCATTTAATTCGTTTTAATTTGTTATACTTGAACTCGGCTTCTTTTGCCAATAGGCGATGCCGTGAAAGTATATTCAAATACTTACTATGTAATTGTGGAATGTTTGTGAGTTCTTTGCCTGGTTCTGTTCTATCAATAACAGAATCTTTTGCCCACAATTCTAATAATTCATCAAGTTTATTCATACCAAAGCCTCCTTTCAGGAGTATATCAGTTTTGTGATACTATGTCAACATCATAATAGGAATATCTGAATGTGGCATCGGCAGTAATGATACTGTCTGGAGTATCAGATGCCGACATTACAAATGTAGATAGTGTTGTAGGGAATACTTCATAAAATTTAAATCGGTGAGTTGGATTATTTGCCGATGATAATATGGTAACTGTAGCATCGGAATATTGGGCACCAATTCCCAATTCTTGCCTTATGCCAGCTTGTTTACTTAACAAACTTAAATTTTGGTATTCTTTAAAATCTGTTGGAAAAGTCATAGCACGGATCCAATCATGTATTTCTAACCATGCTTTTAATTGTTCATCAACAATAAAGGTAACATTCAGTAAGTCATAAATGGCTTTTTCACCAGGTCTATACAAGTCAACAAAAGGAGTATTCTGTGGAACTTCAGACATGGAGATGCCAGGCACACTTACTGATTGGCAAAAGTATTGCACATTGGATGCCCTACTAAAGTTTAATTGAAACTTATTAGGGTGTAAGTAATTTGGATTGGCTGGGTTTCTTGTGATTGCTGTCATACTACTATTTATACGCCAAAAAAAAGAGGCACCGAAGTGCCTCTTTAAGAACTCTCTTGTTGGAGTTTTTAATTACATCAAATTGTAAATCCGGAAACCACGGTAGTAGTTGTTGGATTGAACAGTCAATGCGCCAAGGCCTTGTGATGTACCTTCTGCAAATGGGTTGGCAACGAGACCGTAACGGGTCTTGAAACCAATCTTTGGCTGGAAGGTGCCAGTATCAACTGCACGAACCATTTGCAATGGAACGTATGGGCAGTAGAAAATACCAGCGTCATAGGCGTTTGTACCTTTGTAACCAACAACAGCAAACTCATTGGTAGAATTTGTGGTGAAGTATGGGTCGATGTAAACCTTGATACGACCAAACATTGTACCAGCAAATGTGTTACCAGTATCGTCAACTGTGAGGTTAACTTGAGATTGGAGAGCAGAGTTATAATCTAACAAGCCTGCCATTGCAAAAGCAGATGCAACATCAGAAGAGCAGATTAGAACGTTACCTTTGCCACGACGTGTTGTCTTGGCAATTGTATTAGCTTCACGCTCGATTTGGAATGCCAAACCTTTAATCTTCTCAACCATCCAACGACCGTTGGAATCTGTGTCGAGGTTGAATGTACCAGCAGTTGTTGTACCAACTTGAGCACCCAACTTAGCAACACCATAGATTGTGCGGATAACTTCACGGTTAATTTCAGCAAGAATTTCAGACGACAAAATATTTGCCAATTCTGTTTCTGCATCCAAACCATGAACTGCTTTCAAGTCTTGAGCGAGTTCTAATGAGTATTCTGCCTTCAAAGCACGAGTCTTTGCAGTTACAGTAACTTTCTCAATAGAGAATGCCATTTCTTGGAATGTATTACCAGATGCGCCATCACCTAAAGCTTCAGCACTACCTGTGGTCATAGCAGCGATTGCAGCAGCATTACCAGCAAATGTGTTGTTAGCAGCAGTATCAGAAGGAATGCTAAGGGCGATTTGAGCGCCACCACCGTTTGCACCAGCGAAACCTGTGTTGGCTTCGTTGTAGAATGCTTCTGTACCACCTTGTGATGCATAGCGTGAACGCATAGCAAAAATCAAACCTGTTGGACCAGTCATTGGCTGAACACCGCAAATATCATAAGCGATGAGGTTAGGCAACGAACGGCGAACCAAGCTGATTAAGATTGGGTCGAAACCAGCAACAGGGCCTGCAGCAGCTGCACTGCCACCAAAACCGCCTGTACCAGCAAAGTTTGTTGGGGAACCAGCTTCTTGAAGGATGTTACCAGCTTTAGCCATTTCTTGAACTTGATTTTCAAGAACGACAGCTGTTACTGCTTTACGATATGGGTCTTTAATAGCAGGCATATCTGGATGATCCAGAACGCCTTCCCATTTTTTCTGTAATTGTTCGGACAAATACATTGAGTTTCTCCTTAGAGTTTAATTAAATTTTTGTTTTAGAAATTGCGTTTGCAACTGCGGCAACATAAGGGTCGTTAGAAACGACTTGCTTCTCTGAGCCATCAGTTACTTCTTCCTGAAGTTGTGCTTCACTGGCTTTTTTAACACCAGATGGGAAATAGTTCTCACGGATTGTTTCAAGTTTCTCTTTGTATTCGTCCTCTGTGGAGAATTCAACACTCTCTGCGAGTGATTTGATTTTTTCAACTTGAGTTGCGATGAGACCTTCACATACTTCGGCAGTAATTTCTTTTTTGCGAGATTCAACTAATGCCTTAGCATAGCTAACACCACGCTCGATTTCTTCGTTGAGTTTGGTTTCAAGTTCTTCAACTTTACCAGCCAACTCATCAACGAGGTCGATTTTTTCTGCAGGCACATCAATATAGTGCTCTGCAAATAGATTGCGTAAACCGGCAATAAAATCTTCGGTCATTTCAGAACGGAGACCAGATTCAATAGCGATTTGGTTTTCTTCCATCCATTGCTCAACAATGTAAGATAGATAGTCGTCAACTTTCTCTGTCAAATCTTGCTTGATAGACTCAACTGCTTCTTCAAGCATACCAGCATAACGCTCTTCGGTTTCTTCTTCAATTTGAGTAACACGGTCTTGGACACGAGCTTCAAAAATTGTAGAAACTTTGGATTTGAATTCTTCTGAAATGGTAGAATCATCAGCGAAAAGGGCGTCAATGTCCTCTTTCATCTTTTTCTTCATCATTTCTTTTTTCTCGTCATCATGCATTTTTTCAGCAATGATTTCTTCATTGGACTCTGCTTCTTCCATTTTGGCAGAAGCGGCAGATGGCTTCGTTGTTGGAGCAGCTGCAGATTTAGCGCCCTTTGTTGTGTCGATTTTATTAGAATCGTCAGTTGGCTTACTGTCTTGTGGTGTTGGTCCACCCAAGTCAATAATTTCGCCATCTAGTTTTTGTGTAGGCATAGCTGGTGCAGCACTCTTGCTTTGTGCAAGAATTTCTGCGGCTGCCTCAAATAATTTGTTTGATGCCATTAGGAATCTCCTTATGATTTTCTATTTATAAAATTAAAGTTTTCGGATAAAGTTTTCAAACAAGGTTAAGGCAACCTGTTCTATGTCTTTGCGTGATGCTTGTCTAATCTGTCTTTTTGCTGAATCAATGTCGGCCTCTACAAAACGACCATCAACAAATAACCATTCTTTGTTCTCCATAATCCCATTGACAAATGCACCTGGAGCAGATGGATCTGCTACAATATCAGCTGCCGTTGCCAATTTGAAATCATCTTGTACCAAGTTATAACCTTCTCTTGTTTGCGTGAGTGAACCCATGCCACGAGAAGATACTCCAAGGTTAACACCAGAATCAATAAAGTTTTTAACAATCTGACCATAGGGTGTTTCTAAAATCATCGCTTTACCAATGAATGCCTCACCATTGTCCTCAAGTGAAACAATCTTATGTGATACACGCTCTAAATTAATAGATGGGGTATCAGGATGACCTAATTCACCTAAGGCACGATTTGTTTTGACAAACTCCTCATTATAACGACCAACTTCCTTAGATAGAGTATCTTTGGTATAAAGTCGGTTGTTTTTATTTGGTTTGTCGTAAACTAAAAAAGGACCCGTGATATACAGGTTCTTTTTGCCGTTTTCAGAAGCTTCAGTAATATACTGAACTTGTTCTATTCTTTCTGTAATAAGTTTCATATTACATTCCTGTTAGTGGTGTTGTGTAATTAGCAGATTTAGATAACTCTAAAAATAATGTTCCGCCTGTTGTAATTGTAATGACTACGTTAGATGTGTTGTTGTTTGCAATTGAATATGCCCACTCATCACATCTAATTTCACCTGCATTATGGAATGTACCAATTACATTGCCATTGCGAACAATAGTAATGTTACCGTTTGTTGACCAGTTAATCCGTTTAATGTTAGCAGCACTAACAACTTCATTACTATTGGCTGCTAAAGAAATAAGATTAGCATAGTAGGTGCCAGTGCCTTCAACACGAACAACCGAAACTGACCTTAATGTATTTGAAATTTCTATTGGCATTTTATTTTATTCCCATGGATGTTCGGCGTCTGATAGACATTTTTCTTTTGAGTAATGTTCTACGCAATTTTGCTTTACCTTTTGTCTTCCAGTACCTTTTTAATTTTCTTGCTTTCTGTATTCTTTCAATAGCAGGTATTCTTTTAACTGTGCTACCTGATACTCTGTAACCTTTTATTGCAGACTTTCTTATATTCTTTTGAACAATAATTCTACCTTGTGCATTTCTACGAATACGGCGGCGAATCTTTTTGACTCGACCCATTTTAATCACATTCGTTGAGGCCTCGTCTAATTGTTCTTCTACTTCAACATAAGTATTTCTACCTACAAATTCTTTTTCTTCTGCCAAATAGTCAGCAGTAATTTCATCAAGGCGATTGAATATAAATTCTTTTGCCTCAATAAGTTTGTTTTTTGCAATTAGCTCTACAAAACTCATTTCATTTTACTAACAGCAAAGTTGGCTGCTTTTTGCATATGATGTGCAGACCTTGCCACCATATCAGCAAATTTTTTTTTGTTCTCATCATTCAAATTCTTATGCACCATTAATACAGCGTGTGCAGTTTGAACATCAACTTTACTGGCAGAACCATCTTTATGGTTTACTGTGCCGTGTTGATGAGAATCTTTAATTTTTTGTAACTGACCGATTGCATCAACTGCTTCAGCCTGAATAACAGGTTGAGATGATGTTGCATAAGGTACAGCAAAATCTTTGTCTAATCGGTCATTATGATACAAAGCAATTTTAGTACCATCAGGATACAAACGAATTGCTTTACGCTTCAATACCAATACAAAAGGTGGGTCTTGTGCTTCTGTTAATTGAACCACTTCTTCTTTTGCCAACTCAACTGACCCATCAGCTGCAGGTGTGTCACCAAGTTTAATTCGGTGAGCTTTATACTTTCGACCAGTCTTATCAATCTTAAAATCTGAAGTATCAACAATATCTTCTCTTACAGCCCGGCGAGTTTGTTGAAAGATTTGTTTATTATTGGTAACAACATCTACCATTTTATTTAACAAATCTTGCACAATTGCTCTATCAACGGATGTTAATACTGGTTTATCTTCTTTCATCTTGTCTAAAACACGATGAATTTTTTGTATCTGTGCTTTATTGGCTAAACCAGCACGAACTAATTGGTCAAACTGTTTATAGTCTGATTTTTCTTCTTCTAATAGAATGTTTCTAAAATCTTTAATGGACTTCATTAAACTTCCGTTTCTGTGTCTTCCGTATCTTGCACTTCAACTTCAGGTTGTTCTTGTTGCCCACCAAACAATGCTGTTGCCAATTCTTGCTTGCGAGCATCTAGTGCCTCAAAGGCACGAGCAGACAATAAATCTGCTAATGTTTCTTTTGCATCAGCAGCTTGTCCAGAAGCTAACTGATTAATAAATGTTTCTGCTGTCATGTTATTCTCCATTATCTCTTATTTATATTAAAAGCATACTTATTTACCGCATCATCCAACTGAGGAGTTAACGACTCCGTGCCGTTGCTTTCCTGAGTGTTGTCCTCGGCTTGACTTGTTGCGTCTGCGTTGGTTGCTTGGGCTGAGGTTTCTTCGCCATCAGCAAGAACGGGTTGGCTGCCTTCTTCTTCAATTTCTTTCTCCATTTCTTCAATATCTTCATCTGTCATACGAAGCACATTTTTCTTAACCCATTTACTAGAGTAATATTTGCCAATAAATGGGTCTAATTGTGTTGCTGTTAATACACGCTCACGAATAAGTTCGGCTTCACGCATTTCAACAAAGTTATTATCTTTCTTAAAGTCGTAATAAATTGCTTCTTTAAAATCGTCCCATTCTTCTGTGGTACAAATTCCTTTGAGTGCTAATTGAACACGCAAAGCATCATCAAAAATACGAGAGAATTTATTACGCAAACGATTAATAAATTTATTAAACTTAACTTCATCACGGGTTACTTCAGTTGTTTTACCAATACCCATAATGCCTGCACCTTGTTGTGGGTCAAGGCGAGAAATTGGAACATTCAACGATTGTAATAGTTTCTTTTGGAAGTATTCAACATCTTCCATTTGACCAAGGTTTTGACCAGCAGGAAGTGTAGTAATCTCAGTACCTTTACCACCTTCACGGCGTGGTAACCAGAAATCTTCTAACATGGATAAATGTTTACGTTCATCACGAATTTCACCTGTATTAGCATCATACACTAACTTGTTACGATACTGTGTCATAATAGAACGCATATATTGTTCAGCTTTACCTTTTGGTAAATTACCAACATCAATATAAAATATACGGCGCTCAGGTGCTCGTGATAAACGATAGATTACAACAGCATCTTCAATCATTCTTAATTGATTGAGAGCTTTAATTGCTTTATGTAGATACGAAATTACAAATGTATTTTTTGCATCCATTAAACCAGAGTTCACATTAATAATGGACTCAGGTGCAATTCTTAAGCCTTGATTTGTAGATGCCGTAAATGATTGTGTTGCCGTACCACGGTCATTGTAAATATAATATTCAGCTACAGATTTAATAATCTGAGCACCAGTTTTTGAATCACGGTCTTTTTGAATCTCACGCACTTTACGAATCTTGCGTGGGTCAATATAACGAAGCTCTTTAATTCCTTCTTTTGGTGCCTTATCATTTACAATGACATGATAGTAAATACGACCATCAATGTACCAACGTTTGAATAGGTCGTCAGCAAGATTACTAAAGTTTAACATTTTTTGAATGTTGTTAAATTCTTCAATAATCTTTTTCTTAATTGTTTCAGGTTGTTTTAGATTATCTAAATTGATATCCATAACCTTGCCATCTGTATCATGTGTAATAGCTTCATTGACAATTTCATCAATTGCCATATCACATTCTGGATGGTTAGACATTTCACGGTAACGAGTAATTAACTCTAACTCATTACGAATAGAACCCTCTAGGTCAACATATGTACCATAGTGAGCATTTTGAGTAATAGTAACCGCACCATCATCAATGGTTTCGGTTGGAAGCGAAAAAGAAGCTTGCTCAGGTTTCTCAACCTGAACAATATCCTTTTTACCTAGTGTAAAGCCAAAAAGTTTTACCGCCATTTTATATCATCCTAAAAAGTAAAGAAGGACCGAAGTCCTTCTCCTTACACAACACCGGTTTCTACTGATTCCCACCACTGGTAGGACAGAGTTACGGTAAATTCTTCAATAGTATCGTTAGAACCCCAATCAACATCAATTGGTGCAACATCAGTTGGGAACACACCTAAGAATTTATACTTCTTAAGCGATTGTCCTGCTTTACCAAATTGTGTAACATCAGAATCAACTGTGTAACTACCAGGTGTCTGAGCTATTGGACTACGAACATTCAAACTATGACTATTGATGCCATTCAACCAACGCTCGAAAGCATTGCGAACAACAAAATCTTCATCGTTAATAATTGTAATTGTCCAATCTTGGAATGTGCGGTTGCCTGCAAACTTTAACTCGCGGCCAAAGTATTGAACAGGAACTACACCAACTGTTGTGCCAGGTAACTGAGCTGTTTTGCACATGAAAGTTAATTTCTGTTGTGCATCTCCCGGTGCTGAGAAACCAGGAAACGGCATACTCACCTCAAATAAATTTGGGCGAGCACCGTCTCCTACCATCTGAGAGCGGAATTGATTTACATTAAATGCCATTGTTTTCTCCTATCTCTCTATTTATTAGAACCGGCCAACGATTTCTTCAAACGAAACACCTGTGCGAACTGCCACAAAGTTAAGTTGAATAAAGTTGACTGAACGAGCTGGTTTGATGTAGATATCGCCTACAAAACGATTACTGTCAATAACTTCTGGTGTGTTGTTTGTTGTGTCGCAAACTACACGGAAGTCAGTAATACCACGGCGACCTTGGACATCACGCAGGTATGGTTCTACTAAGTTTACAAACTGAGCACGAGTAAATTGGTCGTTGAATTCAAACAATGTTGAACGAGCTGCACGAGCAATAGATTTCTCAAGCACAATGAATAAACGGCGAACATTGATGCGGTCAAATACTGATGGACGATTCAACATTGTCTTGTCGCCAAACAAAATTGTACCTTCACCTTGGAATGTTACAACTGGATTGATACCTTGAACATACAAGTTATCACGCTCAGTTTTGGTTGGGTTGTATGCCAACTTAATAACATTCTTAATAATACCACGATTTAAACCGCCAGGTGAGAACCATGGATCACGCTCAAGGTCTGTGCGAGCACAAACACCAGCAATATCACCATTTAATGGTACCCAGCGATACACATCACTATACTTGTCGTATTGATATTTGTAACCAGAATCTAATACAGCGTAAGATGAACTTGTCAATCCTGCACGGAAAGAAAGAATGCTTGTTGATTCAGAACCAGCATTGTTAACAACAGATGCTTTGGTTGGCGACAAGAATACTAGTGCATCTTTACGAGATTCAACAGTAGAAATCAAACTTGCTGCTACTGTTGCATTTCCTGGACCAGAAATTAACAACGAAACATCAACAACATCAGGATTAGCAAAGAATCCATATGCAGTAATAGTTTCAGAATTACCAATTGTACCATCTGCACCAGCACTTAATGATGCTGTAAATGGAGTGTTGATATTGGTGTAAGTTGTTCCTGCAGCCGCAGTTCCCCAATTAGATGCGCCAGGTTGATGACCTAACCACCAAACATATTGTGATTGAGTATTCAATACTGTCTTATAATAGTTTGAAGAACCATCATTGTTGATTGCATCAGATGCTTTAGAAACAAACAAATATTTTTCCAATACTGTGTTTGCAGTACCACTAAATTTACCATCTTCATCAACAACAATAATATGCATTTCATCTCTACTACCGGCTTTATCTGATACATAATTTGATGTGCTTGGAGCAACACCAAATTGGTCAGCATATTGCCATTTACGCAAGATTGCTGTACCAACTGTCACATTTGAAGTAAATGCGGTTGCAACAGTAATTGCAGTTGCATTGACAGAGGCAACACGAACATAAGATGTTCCACCGTCAACAGAAATTAAATCACCAGCAACAATATTGGCAGCAGCATTTGCATTACCATTAATATTGATAACTGTGGTAACATCTGTCAAATAGTTGAGAGCATTTGCTCTTAGACTATCTGTAACTGTTAAGTTAGCAGAATATGCTTGTGAAGATGGACACATAGAAATACGCAAACTATTACCTAAAGCGCCAGCCCATTTAGACGACATTGGGCCGTAAGCAGTATTAGTTGCACCTTCGTGGTTGTTTACATAATCACTTTGATTTTCAATCAAAACACCAGAACCATTGGCTGTGGCATTAAGAGTAGAAGTGGTGTTAGCAGCACGAACAATTTTTAAATTATTTGAATATGCAAGGAAGTTTGCAGCTGAGAACCAGTATTCATAATTTGTAGTGTCTGGTTTACCAAAACGACTAACGAGTTGAACTTCGTCAGACACGGTAACGACTTCATTTACTGGACCCCAATTGAAATTTCCAGCAATACCACCAATAGAGGTGGCAACGGAAGGGACAATTGTAGTCAGGTCGATTTCTGATACATTTACCCCTGGTGATAGCTGAAATGCCATGGATTTCTCCTTAGTTTACGGGTCAATTTTTCTTTATGTTCTATTTAGTTTTTCAGAAAGTTGATACTGAATAACCTGGAGGCAAATGGGGTTTTTCTTTTTCTTCTTTCCACACATCTCCATCTTCCACAGTAAGTTCTTCCTCAGTTCCATTCATTATGAATCCAAAAGGAACAACATCTTCTTCAATCTGTTTAATTCTTTCTTGGTACATTGCTTCACGAATATTAACATCACTCATTTCTCTAAAGTATGGATTAGTCGTTAACCAACTAAACAACACCAACGGCATGACCAAATCATCGTGGTAACCTTCGTCAGCCTGATAACTATCTCTTACCTGAATAAAAGTAGAGATTTCAGATATAACATCTGGATCAAATACAAGAAGTTTCTTTTCTTCTAGTAAAGACTTAAAGGTGAAACATCCAATTCGTTTAACCCTCTTATCGGTATTTACACCCAACTGAGTTTTGCCACCACCAAAACCACCAGAAACCACTTGGCCAGACTTTGTGCTACGATTAATAAACACAATATTTCCATATTCTAGTTCATTGTGGAGAATATGAGCCACTTGTTCACTACTATTTGTTTCAATCAATACATAAGCATCATTGAAATCTCGTGCTACTTTATGTATAATTGTTGGGTATAACATAGGAGCAATTTTATTATCTCGGTATTTACCCACTAGCTTATAAGGAACTTCGGTAATATCAATGATAACAAATGCCGAGTAATCTCCACCCACTCCTTTTGCCGTGTCAGCTACTATTACATAACTGTGTGGTTTTCTCACAAGCTTTTCTTCATCGTCCCTTTCCGCCTTGATTGGATACTCATATAGGTCGAGTCCGTCTTTTGAATAGACCGTAGGACAGGTCGACATATATTCAATCGTGGATGAGTCAATTAAAGTTAAACTTGACCCAAGGAACTTACAGAGAACTTCTTGGTTATATTTCAGTTCACCAAGTTGCCGTCTTTGTTCTAATGCCCAAGCCTCATCTCTGCCGGGAATACGGCTATAAGGAATAAACATTGGAACAAAATCGTTAACCTTATTCACAGCATCATTCCAAAACTTCCAAAAGTGGTTGTAACCAAGTGGTGTGGAAGTAATTAAAATCTTTGTTGTTTGACCAGCGGAGATAACTGGATATACCGCAGTAAAGAATTGGTCTGCAATTGTATTTGGAATAATTGCAGCTTCGTCAATATACAATAAGTTAACAGACTTACCACGAATACCAGCTGCAGTTGTTGCCGCTGTAAAGACAACTGAACCATTTTCTAATTCTATGTCACCTTTATTCCATGTTTTTACACCTTGTTGCATCCATGCTGGAAGATGTTCAAACATCAACTGATAACGGGACATGATTTCACGAGCCGTTGAAGCTTTGTTTGCAAGAATAGCAACAGTTTTAGATTCTTGAAATAATGTGTACCATAAAATGTATGCAGCCGCAACAGTAGTTTTACCTTGCTGACGACCTTCCATAATAATAACTTTACGATTATTATGAATCGTTTCTACTTTTTCTTTTTGGCAATCGTAAAGTTTGAATGGTTGAATACCATGGTCAAGTGTAACTATGTAACAATAGTTATCAATAAAATAAGTTGGATTCTCAACACACTTTGCTAACTCTAAAACTTCTTTTTCGGTATAAGATAAATCTATACCTGCACGTTTTAGACTTGCATTACCATTATAACCATTATTATTCATTCAATTATTTTGTAAAACTTCTTAACATCCAACCTTGTTTTTGATGTTGGTCTAAAATGTCTTGTAGAAAATTACCAACGGCTGGCTCATTTGCACCTTCAGCTGCGGCAATACCAGCACGCAAATGCATCATATATCTTTCGTTATCATTTTTTAGATTTGACAACATTGTTAATGCTGATGGAACGGTATCTGTTTCTTCAATATCAGATAGTTCTAACATTCTACTTAATGATACTGGTGCATATGAATTTAAGGCACGAATATGTTCTGCGATTGGGTCAACATTGGCAAAAACGCCAGTGTAAAAATTACCTAAAAAATCATGGTATTGTGCAAAATCAGGACCCTCAATGTTCCAATGGTATGAGTGTGCCTTAAAATACAACCCAAAGGTTGTACCTAAAATTGTTTTCATTTGTTCAATTAATTGTTCCATGGTATTATTTATTCTCTCTAATTTGTTTAAGTAATTCTGCGGTAGATCCAACAAATACTGCTTTCTCTACATTGATAGATTGGTTGTTTATCTCAACTGGCCGTAAACTTTGTTTTTGTTTTTGAATCTCTAACAAGTCTTTATTTAAGTCACCTAATGTTTTAATAAAATTAGCGGCAACTTCATATGCTCGTGGGTGCTCAGATTCTTGTGCAACTAACAATAGATTATCTATGGCTGCACCACCTTTATCTAGTAAACCTTTAATGTTTTTTCTTGCTAAAGCTGCGTCAGTTTCCACTTCATCAGAGGCAACTAACTCTGTGGTTGGTTTAACCGCAGGCAAAACCTCTGGTTGTTCCATTGGTTCAATATCAAAAATCTCAGATAAATTGTCGTTTAATTTTTTCATAATGTATCAGGCCATTCAGTAAATGTTTCTTCAAATCCATATGGCCCATTTCCATTTGCAGTTGGTGGACTTGGCGTTACCACAATTGCCACCGCTTTTGTTGGTGAAGTATCTATTCTTGTAACTGTAAATGTTGAATTAGAATACACTCCAGTTACTTTATCATTCGCTTGAACTTTTTTATTCAAGTTTGTCAATACTAATGTTCCATCCGCAGTATTACTAAAGTATAATACTTTGCCTGTTACACCTTTGGCTTCAACTTTAATATCTTCACCAGTGGTATATACACCAAAACCTGTTGCCATATTAACATATACTTTTTGTGCATCTAGGTTAGTAGAATCGGTATATATGTTTGCATTGGCTGAAGTAATGTATTTACTAGAATTATTGGCGGATACTGGAGGCCAAATGTAACCTTTGGCAGTAAATGTGAGATTCCAAATAATTAACCGAGTATTCATAAAGTCGCCTTCATAATCAACTTCAGGACTTACTGAGTTAAGAATAACAGGCATATCATACTTTTGATCCATCTCTTTGATGAAATCAATTGTTACTGTAAAATCTGGTGTAAAAAATGGCAATATTTGTTCTAGTATTTGTGTGCCATCTTCTGTGTTTCTTACATAGATTGATAAATTAAAATCAAAATTATATGGAATTGGAACATATTGGCTTCTAAAAGAACCAGAACTAAAGCCAAAATTCTGTAATGTAGTTTGTTGTTTTCTTGTGGTGTCGTATGACATTCCTACCAAATCAAAACTCATACGAGGTACAGTTGTTGCAATAGATTTTGTAAGAGTTGGGTCAGATTGTAAACGAACTAAGTATTTTTCTTTTGCACCATAAGACAATGGCACTTTGGTAATTTCGTATGCGGTTAACCCATCTTTTGAATAGCGGGTCAAAAGAATGTCATTGAACATAGAACCAAACGCAACAACAACTTTGCGAATAGTTCGGTTATAAAAATGTGCATTACCTAACATTATGCTTCACCAAATGGGTTGTGTTCTGTAAAGTCTATAATTGCATCAGACTCGGTTTCAATACGATTATTATCAACCACATCTTCAAAGGCATCATCCATTGTTGAAGTATCAGAAACAGTATTCAATGTCCATGTTGCATTACTGGTTTTGCCTCTTAATGTGCCAGATGTAAATGTTCCTCTAACTCTGTAAACATCAACATGAGAACCAGTTGTATAATCATGGACAATAGCTTGTGCTGTTGCATTAGCATATGTGGCATCAGGACTTACAAATACAATCTCATCATTAACAAATGCACCTGAACCACCAGCGTTTAGTGTAAGGCGAGTGCGTGGGTATGCATCTCTGATTTGACCATCAATTTCAGCATTGCCTGTTTCAACAACTTCATTAGAAAATACAAACTGTTTTAATTTCAATGCATACACATAAACATTACCGCCACGACCACGACCTAATGTGTAATACATGGCCTGACCATTTTCATGCTCTACAAAAGTAATTTCAAAAAAGTTTTGTAATAAAGGGATATAAATTAAATCACCTTCATTTGGCCGAAGTTGGTTTACAGTAAATGCAAATCTACGGCGAGAAACCAAAAGTGTTAAATCATCTCGGATTTCAAGCCCAAATTTGGACATAAAATCACCTTCACCTTCCATGCCAGTAACATCTTCAAGGTACATTTCAAGTGCATATGCTGAGGTGTATGTTTTTAATGTATCTTCACCATACAATAAATCTACTGAATCACGAGAACTTCTTGGCAGATAAAAAATATCCATGCCATAGATTTGCATGGCCTCAATGACAAGGTCTTCCACCAGCAATTGCTCGCTGGTAATTTGATTTATTGGAAAAGGATTAAAGTAGAAGTTGGTAGGCATTCATTATCAACCCATCATAATTTCGCCAGGAAGAACATTGATTACTTGCATTTCTTCTTCAAGTTTTTCAAGTTCTTCACGAGCTTCGGCCATAATGCGAACACCATCAAGTGTTACACCACCTGGCATTTGTATGCCAGCAAATTTGGATAAATTATTACCCCATTGAAGTTTAATCAATGCAGTAGTATATTTCTTTAAGAATCTATCATTCCAAACATCTGAATAACCAGCAGCAGTCATTGTTGCACCAGTTTGTGTTGTTGTAAATGGGCCACGAACTGTAATGGATGTTGGTGAATTAATTTTATCAATCTGTAATGTTTCTGTACCAAAGGTAACAAAATCATTTTCTAACAATTGTTGGTCAAATATTGTGCCTGTTCCAACTACTGTATTAGAAGCAGCTGTTGTTGCACAAGTACCAGTTAAAGTAATTGTTTGTGGGTTTAATGTTCTATAACATTCAACAACCACATATTGACCTGGTTGAATATCTCTTGTCCAATCTATATCTAAAAATACTTTGTTTTGTTTACGATTAAATCTAAACTGTGGTGTACCAGAGAACAATAATTGAAGTGTTCTTAAATGTTGCATGGTAATTTCATATGACACATAACTTACCGATGTAAAGTCATAAAGGTCATGCAAGCGTAATTGATATCGTAGGTCAAACATATTGACAGATGCATTAGAATTATCAAATGGAAATACACCTGTTACAAATGTAACCGCATCTGGTGCATAAATCCAACGGCGATTAATATCTTCAGCTGTGAGTTGATGTTTCATGTAAATCTTTTCAGTACCATCAAAATGATAATCTTCAAAGTAACTTAATGCTTCATCAATACGGTCATCTACTTGGTCATCATCCACATTGATTTCAATGACAGGCTTACCAAGTTTTCTTAGACAATATTCTTTTAGTTGAGCACGAGAAGCTGGTTTTGCCATTTTTTATCCTAGAGCAATTGCAAATGCGATAGCACTTGGGTCAGTAACCACTTGAGTCGAAACTGCATTAATTCTGCCATTTGCTGATATAGTAATTACAGGATAGTAACCAGAATTACCATATGTTTGTGATGGTGAAATACTAATGTTTGTAAAGTCTGTATTTGCTTGAGCAAAAGCACCATTGGCATATAGTGCAGCTGAGTTTGCTACATGACTTGGAGTATTAGCGGCAAGAAATGCTGAGTTAGCGTAAGATGCAGCTGAGTTAGCTACTGCAAAACCGGAGTTAGCATAACCAGCGGCACTATTAGCAACATGACTTGGAGTATTAGCAGCAAGGAATGCTGAGTTGGCATATGAACCTACTGTTACTGCTTTGGCATCAGCTGTGTTAGCAGCTGCAAAGGCGCTATTAGCATAAGTTCCAGCATTTGTAATGTTAGTATTCTGAGTTAAATCAATACCCAAACTATTGTTAGCAATTATAAATGCTGAGTTAGCATAGCTTGCACCAGAATTGGCTACCGCAAATCCTGAATTAGCATAACTAGCGGCTGAATTGGCTACATGAGTTGGAGTATTAGCAACTAAGAAAGCTGCATTAGCATAAGTGCCAGCGTTTGTTATGTTGGTGTTCTGTGTGGCATTAACACCACCTTCATTATTAGCTTTAGCAAAAGCACCATTTGCATATGATTCAGCCGAATCAGCCGCTATGAATATAGAACCATTGCCGTTATTTGCTGCCCATTTACCAGAAGTTTCAATCCATAAAAACGAAGAATTTGGTTGAGCGCCACGGTCAACTTCAATACCAGCATTAACTGCTGGTTGTGCTGCTTGGTCGATTGCGGCATTAACTGTAATAATATTATCTGCAATTAAAACTGTGATTGTATTGGTGTAAGTTGTATTACCAGTTACAGTTAAATTACCAGTTATTGAAATATCACCGGTGATTGAACCGCCAGTGTTTGCATTTAATGAATTATTTGCTCTTGTGTAAGCAGAATTGGCATAACTGGCAGCAGAACTAATATTATTATTCTGTGTTAGATTTACGCCAGCAGAATTGTTAGCAGAAGCAAATGCTGAGTTAGCATAAGAACTGCCACTATTAGCTACTGCAAATCCTGAATTGGCGTAACTTGCAGCTGAATTTGCTACATGAGTTGGAGTATTAGCGGTTAAAAATGCTGAGTTGGCATAAGTTCCAACATTTGTGATGTTGGTGTTCTGTGTAGTATCAATACCTAAACTATTATTAGCAACTATGAAAGCAGAGTTAGCATAACTTGCAGCTGAATTTGCTACGGCAAAACCAGAATTAGCATAACTGGCCGCTGAATTGGCAACATGACTTGGGGTATTAGCAGCTAAGAAAGCAGTATTAGCATATGCTATAATTTCAATATCACCATCAAAGACAGCATCAGCGTAAATATTACCTTTTACACCAACACCACCGGTAATTGTTACAGTACCAGTTGAATTGGATGTAGAAGCTAAACCTGAAGTGCTCCAACTTCTAACATTAAAAACTTCTGTTGCACCATTGGCAACAACAAGGTTTGCACCAGCAATTACAAGATTACCAGATATTGTACCACCAGTATTTGCATTGATACTATTGTTGGCTCTAGTGAAAGCACCATTAGCGTATGATGCAGCTGAATTTGCTACATGACTTGGAGTATTAGCGGCAAGGAATGCTGAGTTAGCGTAAGTACCAGCATTTGTTATGTTGGTGTTTTGAGTTAGATTTACACCAGCAGAATTGTTTGCAGTTAAAAATGCTGAATTGGCATATAAAGATGCTGAGTTAGCAACGGCAAATCCACTATTTGCATAACTGGCTGCTGAATTGGCAACACCAAATGCAGAGTTACTATAAGAACCAGCAGCTGCAGAAGTGTTAGCAGTTGCAAAAGCAGAGTTAGCATATGACTGTGCCGAGTTAGCGGTGGCATATGCAGAGTTGGCATAAGAACCAGCAGTATTACTTGAATTTTCTCTAGCTAAAGCAAAGCCACCAGCAGTTGACCCATCATGGACAACGACTGTATTTTTTGTGGTATCAACAGTAATCTCAGCCGTTACACCAGTAAATGATGCGGTCTGAGCTGTTGTACCTCTACGAAATTGGACTTGTGTTGACATATTTGTATTTATAGAGTTCCGTAATCAATGGCATAATATAATGGATCCGCAACAAATCCATAGTCTACCGTTAATCCTTGTGCGCCTGGAGTGCCAGCAATCGTTATTGTTTTTGTTGAAGAATTAGCATAAGCAACAATGCCAGATTCACCTACAATTGTAAGTGTGTCGTTTCGATTGGACGCAGTAACAGTTGTTGCATTATTTGGTGTATATATTGAAGCAAAATCATAAGTGTTATAAGCTGCATCGGCGGTAGCTTGTGCGGCCGCAGCGGCTCCAGCTGCACTAGATGCTGTTGATTGTGCTGTTGCAGCAGCAGTGCAAGCAGAATTAGCTTTAGAAAATGCTGAGTTGGCATATGAACCAGCTGATACAGAACCAGAACCCGTATTTGCTTGTGCAAAAGCGGCATTAGCGTAACTAGCGGCAGAATTGGCCGTATAGCTTGGAGTGTTTGCTTGTAAAAAGGCAGCGTTTGCTTGACCTCTTGCCCATCCATCAGTAGATGATGATGGTGATAATAAATTTGTTCCTACTCCAGCTGATGCACCATTTGCAATATCAATATAGACACCACGGTTAGTACCACCAGATTCAAAAATTCTTAATTTATTTTGAAAGATGTCAATGTTAACATAGCCGCCAGACAAACTTTGATTTGTTGCGGCTGTTGCAAGGTCAATTTGACCTCCTTCATCACCAGAAGATTGATTTGCTCTTATTAATGTGGCAGTTAAATATCCAGATGCTTTATCAAATGTAAGACCTGAACTTGAACCTAGAGTGCCACCATCATTAAATTGAATTTCCTTGTTGAGACCTGCTGGTCCCAAATAAGGATAATGAGTGGTGACTACACCTGCTGGCGTGGAATAGAAAAACTTTCCATCACGACTGTTGATGGAAATTTCACCATTAGCCAGTGATGATGGAACATTACCGGTTAATGTTGAGTGTTTAAGTTGTATTACTGTATTTGCCATTAAAATGTACCGCCAGCCTCAACCCTTACTTTATTGGTTTCAGTAGCAGAAATTTCAACAGGCTTTTCTTCAATAGCTTTTACAGTAACTTTCTTAACAACTTTAGGTGCAGGAGGAACTAATTTTTCTAATTCAATTATACGAGAATTCATTTCCTCTACTTCTTTTTGTCTTGCCTCTAACGCACTTTTTGTTGTACCAAGCTCTCGCATAGTATCATTTAAAGCAGATTGAATTCTAGTTTTTTCTTGAACTATAGCATCATTACTTTCTGCTTGTACCTTATAATGTTGGCTTTGACCAATTTGCTCTAACGCTTCTTGGTGTTTTACTGTAAGCTCATCAATTTTTGCCTGCATTTCTGCACGAACATTTGCTTCTTTTTCAAGCAACTTTAATCTTGTTTGCATCATAAAGTTTTGCTTAAGAATTACATCTAGGTTCTCAAGCAAAACCTCTTGATATGCATTTGAAAACTCCACATTCATAATAACTCCTTTTCACGATAATAATTTAGAATGTTCCGCCTTGTAAATGAGAGAAAGTTGGAACACCAGAAGCATTGATAGTCAATAAATGTCCTTCTGTTGACGATGAAGCCGTGGTAAATGCAGAAGTACCTTGACCCAACAGAACACCATTTGTTGTAAATGTGCCAGCACCAGTACCGCCTCGTGCCACACCTAATGTGCCAGAAGTAATTGCAGAAGCAGCGATTGCGATAGCAGTTGAGTTGGCAGAACTGATACGACCATTCGCTTCGACTCTAAATGCAGGAACAGAAGATGCTGTACCATAATCAGCACCTGTAATACTAATGTTTGTAAAGTCTGTATTAGCCTTTGCAAACGCAGAGTTTGCATATGAACCAGCAGATGTACCAGAAGCACTAGCAGTATTAGCAACACTAAAGGCTGCGTTAGCATAACTAGCAGCAGAGTTTGCTACATATGATGGAGTATTAGCAGATAAAAACGCTGAGTTAGCATAACTAGCGGCACTATTGGCAACCGCAAATCCACTATTTGCATATGAAGCGGAACTATTAGCAACCGCAAAGCTTGCATTAGCATATGAACCAGCAGATGTACCAGAAGCACTAGCAGTATTTGCAACCGCAAAAGCCGCATTAGCAGCAGTTGAAGCCGCAAGTGCATTTGCTACAGCAGTATTTGCCTGTGTATAAGCATTTGTTGTATAGAGGTTGATGTCTTGACCATTAATTGTAACAGAGTATGATGTTAAATTAGCAGTCAATGTGCCTGTGTTAGCGGCAGTTAACGAACCTGGAGCAAGAGTGTTTGCAGTTGGGTCACTAGTTAAGTTTTGGAACAAGAAGTAATTTGCACCAGCTTGTCTTACAAGACCAGTATATTTCTGACCACCAGAGTTATATGTTCCGTAGAAACCAATATCTACTGTATCACCTGCCGTATTATTATTAGCAAGGTGAATTAATGAATCGCCTGTTGTAATTGTTTTTGTATCAACATAAGTTGTATTACCTTGAACTGTCAAGTTACCAGTAATAACCAAGTCAGCAGTAATTGTACCGCCAGTATTTGCGTTGATACTATTGTTAGCACGAGTAAATGCTGAGTTAGCATAAGTTGCAGCTGAGTTAGCAACTGCAAAACCGGAGTTTGCGTAAGCAGCTGCTGAGTTAGCAATAGCACTATGGCCGTTTGCTAAACTAAATGCTGAATTGGCATATGAACCAGCAGAGTTAGCAGTAGCAAATCCACTATTCGCATAAGAAGCAGAACTATTAGCAACAGCAAATCCAGAGTTAGCATAACTGGCTGCACTATTAGCAACATAAGATGGAGTATTGGCGGCAACAAATGCTGAATTGGCATAAACACCAGCTGAGTTAGCAGCAACAAATGCTGAGTTGGCATAACTTGCGGCTGATGCAGCTGCAGAACCGGAGTTAGCCGTTGCAAAAGCAGAGTTAGCATAAGAAGCTGCACTATTAGCGGCATCAAATGCTACGTTAGTTTTGGTAAATATTTGACCTTGTTGGTCTACAAAGAATTTACCGCCAATGGTGAGAACATTGTTAGATGTGTCACCAATGTATAATCTTTGTGAGGTATTAGAATATGCAGCCTCACCGACATTTAATGAAGTTGGTGCTGATGTTACATCAGACCACTTTAGTTGAATTACTGTATTTGCCATTTTTTATGATCCTCTATTGGGTAAGGCTCTTTATAGTCTATTTATGTTTTGCGGTAGTTAGAAACTACCACCTTTAATTGTTTGTATTCCTATTTCTCCAACATATCTGTAGCCTGTAACATAGACAACTTTAGCGGATGTTAGTGTGGCTGGAATTGTGCCACCAATGAAATTTAATACACCTGATTGATAGTCAAAGAACCACTCACCTACACCACCAATACCAGAATCAAACATTTGTGTTCCAGTTGATACAGGATTTGCTGCTCCTGAAGTGTCAGCATAGACTGCCACAAAGTATGTTGAACCAAACTCTGGTGGAATCCAATCGGTTAGATTAGTTTTCCAAGTTGGAAAAACGCTACTGATAGCAGTTGATGTTGTGTCTGCGGTACATTGAACAGCCGAAGTTGTTTGGTATGCTTCAACAATACCAGTAACGGCCGCAGCAGTTCCAGGTATGCTTGATGCCTGTGTCCAAATTTTGTCACCACGATTAATTGCAGGACTAGCAATAGATTCATTACTTGCACCCTTATTAACAGGTGTGTCTGTCTTAGCAACACCAAAGAGCTTTTTGTATAGTAGGTCGACTTTTGCGGAATCTAAAATTGCCATTTAATTATTCGCTGTTTGTAATGAAAGTGCAGTAATAGTCTGACCAGCCAACAATTTAATTCTTACATAAACTTCATTACCTGTGGAATTAGATGTTGATACTGTACCGAATGTGCAAGTCTTTCTGTGTGTTGTAACTGCTGTATTTGCAGTAATTGTTCCACCCAAAGCACAACCATTGCTACCATTACCTGGAGCATTAGCACCTGGAATTCCAGAGCCTGCATATGCAGTAGTCATGGACAACCAGCCATTCAACGAAGAAGTGGAATCAATTACAGTTCCTGGTGCGGCTACCCAAACACCAGCAGTATTACCTGTAAATTGAATATCAAATTTGGACAAAGATGTTCTAACAAATTTGAATGTAAAATATTGTGGACCTGAGCGGCCTGAACTTAAATTTGGACCAACAGGCAAGTAACCTGTGGAGTAATTTGTTATATCATGTTTTAATGTAGCGGCAACTACTGTGGCATCATATGCTTCCAATGTACCAGAGGTCGAGTTAAATGCTGATGCACCATTCGCATATGCAGGATTATCCGTTGAACCAGGATTGACGATACGAAACGCCGCCGTTGATCCGGTACCAACTGTTGAGCCGAAGAATAGATTATCTTCACCACCAATTACAGTATTGGAACTTGTGTTGCCTGTTTTGTATTGAATAGTAACGCCTGGAGTTACCGATAATGTGCCTGCGGTATAACTGTTTTGACCAGTTACAACAACACCAGTTGAACTATTTCCAAAACCTGATACGATTGCTGATGTTAAATTGACTGTTGCTTGACCACTTGAAACATAAAGATTCCTTGCAAGTGGTGTTGTGATGCCTGCTTGTGCATATGTTACACCAGAGTTGGCACCAAATGCACCACCAGCTGCAGAGGCAACAAATGTATCACTAGTTGGATACATATCGCCACTTAACTTAGAGATATTAAATCCAAGATTGAATAATGTGGCACTTGTATAGTGTGGAATTGTAGATGAGTTGGAGTATGCAGCTGAGTTAACTGTTAAACTTCCGTTATTAACTACAACAGCACCTGGCGCACTATCATCATAATACCAAAATGGAGTGTTGGTAGAGGAAGCGCCACTATGAGTAATGAATAATTCATTCCAACCATTTGATACAGTACCGTTGGCACTACAATCAAAACTTCTCCAGAAGCCTTGTGCAGTACCTACAATCTTAGAACCATAATCAACACTATCAGAAATAACTAATGAGTGACCACCACTTGTGTAAGTACCATTGGCACTTGATGATGTAAATGTATAGGCAACGGTGTTTGCACCATTGACAAATAATGTTAATGTGCCACTATCACCCGGTCCCTGGTCAGGAATAGTTGGTGTAATTGAGTATGTTGCAGCTCGTCTTGTATTTGTAACAGTTGTGCCAGCAGCAACACCACGACTACTTGATGTTCTATCTGTCTGACTGAAGTTTGTCATTCTGTAAGAAGATACAGAAGCAATAGAAATAGTATTAGAAGATGGGAAAGCAGGTGGGCCAGGTGGAACTAATTTACCTAACACATTATTAATTAATGCCAAACCATCAGTTACTTTTGTTGTTGTTGTAAGTGTTACTGCATTACTTACTAAAAGACCAACTGTGTTTGAACCAAGGTTTATTGTATTACCTTGAACTGAACCACCAGCCGTATTAGCAGCAGTAAAGGCTGCATTAGCATAACTTGCAGCTGAGTTTGCTACATTACTTGGAGTATTAGCCTGTAAGAAAGCCGCATTTGCTTGAATAAAAGCTGCGGTAATACTGGCATTTTGAGTGGCATCTGTTGCATTAGCGGCATTAGCAGCTGCAAAGGCTGCATTAGCATAAGATTCTGCCGAGTCGGCTGCAATATAAAATGAAGCATTTCCGTTGTTCGCAGACCATTTACCAGCAGTTTCAATCCATAAAAATGAAGAATTTGGTTGTGCGCCTCTATCAACTTCAATACCAGCGTTTGATGTTGGTTGTGCTGACTGACTAATAGCGGCATTAACTGTGATAATATTATCAGCAATTAATACAGTAACAGTATTTGTATATGTTGTGGTGCCAGTAACAGTTAAGTTACCAGTAATACTTGTGTCACCTGTGATTGTACCACCAGATGAATTAAATTTTGTATTAGCGGCCGCAAATGCGCCATTGGCATAAGCAGCTGCTGAGTTAGCTACATAACTTGGTGTGTTTGCCTGTAAGAAAGCAGAGTTAGCATATAAGGCTGCACTATTAGCAGTATATGATGGAGTATTAGCCTGTAAGAAGGCAGCGTTTGCCTGATTACGAACCCATGTATCAGAAGCATTGTTAGCAGCTGCAAAGGCAGAATTAGCATAGAGTGCAGCTGAGTTTGCTACATTACTTGGAGTATTTGCAGATAAAAAAGAACTATTAGCATAACTAGCAGCAGAGTTAGCTACTGCAAAACCAGCATTAGCATAAGAGGCCGCTGAATTGGCTACATAGTTTGGAGTATTAGCTACTAAGAAAGCTGAGTTGGCATATGAACCAGCAGAAGCAGCACCTGAACCAGTATTAGCAGCTGCAAAAGCGGCATTAGTTTTTGCAAATATTAGTTCTTGCTGAGCAACATAAAACTGGCCGCCAATAGGCAATACGCCATTACCAGCAGCAGTGCCAATGAATAAGGTATTACTTACATACGAATACGCCGGTTCAGCAACATCTAATACGATTGGAGCCGCATTAGATGTGGATGACTTTAGTTGTATTAATGTATTTGCCATTAAAACGAACCGCCGTTAACCGCAACTAAAGAAGCGGTTACTGTGTTTGCTACAAATTTACCTGTAGCAGAATTGTATTGTAACACTTGATTGTTCTGAATTGTTGAAACATTAACATCTGTCAATTCAGTTAACGCCACATTTGGTTTAGGTGCAAAACTTTGTGCTACAATTGTTGACCTAACCTGTTGTTTAACAATTCCTGTAATAGCCATTATTGTGTAACTCCTGGCGATATTACAACAATTCCTTCAATTACTCTTGTTTTTGTTCCATTTGGAGCTGTAATTAAAAGGTCAAAAACGGATCGACCAGGGGTCAAATTGGCAGTATTGGCTGCCGTCATAGAAAGAGTAATTTCACCATTAGCATTACCTGTAATGGTTGAAGTAATTATTGTAGCTGATGTTGCGTAGTATGATTTACGCATTTGAGTGGAAGCAGAATACCCATAGAGATTGACAGCAGAACCGGCTGAATCTACTACATTAACTGTGGTGGAGAAAGTGGCATTCTGCTCAATGAGCAGTTCCGAAAAAGCAGAAATTTTAGTTCCCCTTAAATTTGATTAACTTTATGTTCTATTTATGTTATCTTGCCGTTCTGTTTTATACCTTTTTTTGCCTGCCTCACTTATCTTTTTACGGGTTTCTTCTGAATGTTTTTTACCAAACATAGCATTTCCTGCACCAGCTCTATCTTTAGACATTTTATTTTTGACTTCCTCAGAGTGTTTTGAACCAATTCTAGTTAATGCTTGTTTTTTACGATTTTCTGGATTTTCATAATGCTTAGTTAGTCTTTTAGATATTAATAATTTGGCATTATCCGTTTGCTTTTTGCCATACATTGGATTGCCAATACCAGACAGTTCAACTTTCAATCTTTTGTTTTTATCCAAAACTTTTTGAGTGATTGTTTTTTTTATTCCTTTGGTACTATTAGAAACTTTCTGACGAAATTCATCAGTTATTACTTGTGTATTTAAGGCAGTTTCAATATACTGTTGCCTATACATTTCAAATGTTCTTGAACCACGAGTTTTCTCTCGCAGTAACATTCTCCATAAAGCATACATCATTTTTCTTTTGGCTTCACCAACATACATTTTTGATAAAAGTAAATGTGCAACATAGTGTTCTCTAAGTGTTAAAGAAACTAGATTGATTGGCAAGTCATTTCCACCAAAACATTTAGGTATGATATGGTGTTTTTCTTGGTAAATAGTATTATCAAGGACTCTATCTTTAGCCTTAGTTACCAAATTTTGGTACCATTGACAATACTTGTTTTGAATTGGATGATAAATATTCACAGCTGTGTCTCCTTACTGTTATGGAATCAAGACATAGAGCCTATAGGTGTTAGCGCACCGTGATAGGCATTTATATTTAGTCCAATTGGGTATTGATGGATAGAAAAAACCCTGCAAAAGCAGGGTTTAAACTTTCTTGGCTGGCAAGTAGTTATCAACTAAGTTTTATTGTTTTATTTTACTTCAGTCTGCTCTTGCTCTGTTTTAACAGGCATCCATTTGCCTGTGTAACCCATACCTGAATTTATATACCGCACTTGCATTTCCATTGTTCCGTCTGCTTTTTGTAAGTGCCGAAACTCAGGAACACTATTAGGATAAATTCTGCCTTTACAATATTCAGTTCTCATTAAGATTTACCTTCTGCAAAAACATTAACAAACACAGTTTCATTTTCTAATGCTTCAATTTCATGCCATTTACCTGCTAATAAATTAACAGGTTGAGTATTTTTAGTCATTACTAATTCTTTACCTTCAACACGAACTACGCAAGAACCTGAATGACAAACTATTGCATGATGATATGAATGTTCGTGTTTAGGCAAACCTTGACCTTTATTAGCATGATAAACCGATAAAGTTGCCCCATCATAAGTAAAAAAATGTTTTGGTGATACTTGAATCACAATGTTTGTGTACCTGTTGATGTTGGCTGAAAATCAATGCTTGCAACAACTGTTGTTTGAAATGGTAAAACTTCACCAAATTCACCCGTTTTTGCACGATTATATAAATCAACACCCCAAGGCTCAGGATCAAAAGAGCAAGCACCAAAAGGCATTTCTTCTACAAATTCTTCCCATTTAACTGTTAGGAGAATGGCTGTGCCTTCTTCGTTGTTGTAAATTGGATTTTTGGCATATTCTAAAGTAAACATATATTTTCCTTTTTAAGATACTCTGCAAACTAAAGTCATGTTAGCAACTTCACCCATATTTGTAGTTGATGAGGCAGGTGCACCCATAATTTTCCAAGTGCCTGATAAATTATTACTACTTACAGAACCTGCGGAACTACTGCAAGAAGGTTGAGAATCATTTCTTACTATTGTTACAGATCGAATTTGTCTAAAACCACTTCCAGCAGAATAATTGCTACCTGAACTTAAAGTTGCGCCACCGCAATTATTTGTCCACCCACCAAAACAATAACTTCCAACAGTATTAAATGTTGGGCAAGCAACTACTAAGGTTCCAGTAGAAGTAATTGTTCCACCTGATAATCCATTACCAGTAGCAACTGAAGTTACTGTTCCAACACCAGCAGTGTTAGCTTTTGCAAATGCGGAGTTAGCATATCCAGCGGCAGAGTTAGCTACGGCAAATCCACTATTTGCATAACTAGCGGCACTATTTGCTACATGAGTTGGAGTATTAGCAACTAAGAAAGCCGCATTAGCATAAGTGCCAGCGTTTGTTATGTTGGTATTTTGAGTAGTATCAATACCAAGACTGTTGTTAGCAGCTATAAATGCTGAATTGGCGTATGAACCAGAAGCTGTTGCCGTATTAGCTGCAGCAAAGGCTGAATTGGCATAAGTTCCAGCATTTGTAATATTAGTGTTCTGTGTTAAATCAATACCAAGACTATTGTTAGCAGTAATAAATGCAGAGTTAGCATAACTAGCACCACTATTAGCAACACCACTATCTGAATTGGCAGTTGCAAAAGCTGCATTGATATATCCATAAACATCACTGCTTAATTTAGAAACTGTTACAGAGCCATCAGATGGAACTTGTGTTGCAGAACCATTACCTAAATGTAAAACAATAATATTACCTGCGCCTGCTGTTGGTGCAGAAACAAAAGTAATGGTAACGCCACTTAATGTATATGCAGAAGGAGGTTGATAAACACCAGCGATAAACACAGCAATAGATGCTGAGCCAGCTGGTGCTCTAGTTAACGGAGTAAATGCCGTTTGAGCACCAGTACCAGAGAAAGTATCTGTGATAAACGGAACTGTTTGAACGGTGTTGCCTATGAATGCCATGGTAGCCTATTTATTCTTGTTATTAATCTTTTGTTGGTGGATTACCTTCTGATTTAGGAAATTGTTCTTTAACTTCCTTAATCGTTTGAAACCACTCTGAATTCTTTAAATCTATTCCTTCATTGACTGCGTGCCACAACATATCTAGTTGCTCAAATCCATCAGGATAATGTTTGCACCTATCATAAGCATATTGATAATGCTTAGCTAACTTTTCTTGATAAGCAAGCTCTACATCAATCTCATCTTTGGTTGGCGGTTTTAATCCATCTTTGTGATACCACTTATGATAAGTGATATTGCCACCGGCCATTTCAATTTCCCATGTTGCACCAGGCCTTAAAGCCTTGATTGCAGTATCAATACCAACTGGCATACCATTGTCGCCAGAAAAATTCTTCATTACTTCACTAACATTATTTACATCCATTATAAACTCCTATAATTAAATTGTTACTTCAACCCAATTAACTGTATCTTCATCCCAGCGATACATCTTTGGCGGTGTTCCTGTGCCAGCATCAGAAGGCATAGCAACTGGTGCTTCCCAGCGGCAAGTTGTTTCGTTTAGAACCCAAGATGCAAATGGTTTTGGTGAAATGAAAGCATCACGACCAGCGTCATATGTCATTCCAATACCTGCATAGTTCTTGCGAATGTTGCCGTTATAACTTGTTTGTTTCCATGTAATGCCAGGTTCAACACCGTGAACGCTTTGTAGAAAAGCAACACCAATTGCTTCTACTTCATTACCCGAACCATCAACGCAGTTCCAGTTATCAACAACTGAAACATGGACTACTACATTGTCTGAATTTAATTTTGCAAAATGTGCCATTTAAAGCTCCTAATAAAAAGTGACACCGCTATTTATATGGTTTAATTGATTGAGTAAATAAGTCCAAAATTGGAATTAGTAGCAAATGTTCCGTCACCAGTAAAAGTATGTATTGTATATCCACCAGAAGATGTAACGGCACCACCTGTAGCAGCTTGGATACCAGCGTAACGAATGATTACAGTACCTGAACCACCTGCACCGCCAGCTCCTTGGTTTCCTGGTCCGTTCAAATGACCTCCGCCGCCGCCGCCGCCACCAGTATTTGTCGTACCTGCTGTGGCTACTGGTGCTGTAAAAGCTCCAGCACCTCCGCCTCCACTACCTCCAGAACCAGCAGAAACAGTAGCACCAGGACTAGCTCTAAAACCGCCACCTCCGCCACCAGCATAAGTTGTTGGGTTACCTGAAGGTGCAATTGTTGTTGATGTTCCATCGCCGCCATTTCCTCCAGAAGGATTAACTGCATTGGCACCAACAGCACCGGCGCCACCACCGCCACCGCATCCTGAACCTGAAGGACTTCCTGGCACAGAACCGCTACCTGCACTTGTGCCACCATTGTTTCCTTGACCTGGAGTTCCTTGTCCTGCTGTCATTGGAGCACTTGGAAAACCTGTTCCGCCTGCGCCTCCACCAGAACCCCCGCTTCGGCCGTTTCCATCTTCTGTTCCTCCTCCGCCACCACCAGAAGAAGTTATTGAAGAAAAAATAGAAGATGAACCATTACTTCCCGCTGTTCCTGTTCCTGTTCCACCTCTGCTTGAACCAGCAGAACCTCCTGGCCCGCCGCCTCCAACTGTAATTGAATAGGGAGTTGATGATGTTACAGAAAATCCTGAACCAGTTCTCATACCACCACCGCCACCGCCTCCACCATAACCACCACCGCCACCGCCTCCAGCAACTACAATATAGTCCACAACTAAATTTGCGGTTGCAGAAAGTCCAGAAGGAAAAATATATCCATTTGGCCGAACCAATTTGCCTACTCTGTTTGCTTTGAGATATTTAATTGCGGACATATTTTTTTAATTGATTACGAAAAATTCTGTTCTAAAAATTCCGTCACCGTTAAAGGTGTGTATTGTATTTCCACCAGAAGATGTTACAGTACCACCAGTAGCAGCTTGAACTCCTGAATAACGAATAATTACGATGCCAGAGGCACCGTTGCCTCCTAAAGTTGTTCCTGTCCCACCACCGCCACCGCCACCGCCAGTGTTTGTTGTTCCATTTGCTCCTGTGCCTGGACTAGCACCTCCTCCTGCACCACCAGGAGTCCCAGCAGGGCCTGAAGTAACAAATCCTCCGCCACCACCGCCGCCAGAATATGTTACTGGTGTTCCTGATAATGGCGAAGCTGTACCTGCACCACCAGCACCGCCTGTTCCAGGTGTTGTGCCTCCGCCAGTACCACCTGAACCACCGCCACCACCGCCAGCAGTTAAATTTGTTCCTGGTGAATTATTAGAAACATTTGATTGGCCATTTCCACCAGAATTTCCTTGGCCTGGAGTTCCAGCAGCACCTGGTCCAAAATTTGTGCTTGGAGTAGGATTTCCTGCATAAGCACTTCCTCCTCCACCACCAGACCCTCCACTTGCAGCGGGTCTATTATAACCTCCTGCAGGAAAAACTAAATCACCACCATAACCTCCTCCACTGGAAGTTATAGAAGAAAATATAGATGAAGAACCATTTGTTGAAGTTCCTCCTGTTGTTCCTGATCCGCCAGCACCAACAGTAATTGAATATGAAGTTGATGCAGTAACAGAGAATCCTGAAGCTGTTCTATAACCACCTGCGCCACCGCCACCGCCAGTATTTCCGCCACCACCACCGCCACCAGCAACAACCAAATAATCAACTGAAATTGTCGTCCCTCCAGTTAACCCGTTAGGAAAAGTATATCCCTGTGGCCGAACCAACATTAAATTTGAAGAGGCTTTAAAAAATTCAATTCCCATTATTTTCTTTAATTAATTTGATATTCAACGTTAGCAGTAAATGTACCGTCACCCGTGAAGGTATGTATAGAGAATCCACCAGAAGAACTGTAATTTCCACCAGCAGCTGCTTGTGAACCTGAGTAGCGGATGATTACGATGCCTGAACCACCAGAAGCGTTTGTGCCTCCTTGAGTATAGTAAGATCCACCGCCACCGCCACCACCAGTATTTGCAGTTCCGTTTTGCGCATTTATTGTTCCAGTGCCACCAGTTGCACCATTTGATGCTGCACCAGCACCACCACCGCCAGATCCACCATTACCTGCAACTGCACCGCTTCCGTAAGCAGCGCCACCACCGCCTCCAGCATAAGTTACAGATGATCCTGTAATAGATGAGGCTGATCCTGCTCCACCATTACCAGCAGCACCTGTGCTTGCATTTCCTCCTGCTGCGCTCGCACCTCCGCCACCACCACCACCGTAAGCAGAACCAGAACCACTTGAACTACCACCATTATTACCTTGCCCAGATGTTCCTGTGCCTCCATTTACTGTTGGAGTGCTTTGTGCTCCAGCACCACCACCTGAGCCACCGTTTGCACCAAATCCTGATGTGCTTGCATAGTAACCACCTCCACCACCACCTACTGAAGCAGTAGAAACAATACTAAATGATGAATTAGAGCCGTTATTTCCTGTTGTAGATTGTGTTGATGCAGCTAATGCAGCTCCACCAGCTCCTACGGTTACTGTGTAAATAGAATTTGTATCAAGCGTTAAATTAGAGCCAGATAACAAACCACCAGCTCCACCGCCACCGCCAATATTAACACCACCGCCACCGCCACCAGCAATAACTAGGTAATCAACCGATAATGATCCACCGGTATTAAGACCAACAGGAAAAGTATATCCCAGTGGTCTTACAAAAGAGCCTGTTGAGAAATTTTTTGAAAATAGTATTGACATATCACCTTCCTGTTAGGTGATTTCAACACCAAATGCTGAGAACGAAAGACTTGCTGAATTTGTGTTAGCTGCTAAAATTGCTCCAGCAGGTAAAGTTAAACTCAAAGTCAATGTGGCAGCATCGCTAGCAGGAATTGTTCCACCACGAATAAGGAAATATTTTCCATTAGATGCAGGTGAAGAAAACTCAGAAGATGGAAAAACCATCAAACTGTAAGATGCATTTGATGCTGATTGATTTGAAATTTGAATTGAATTAATTACTACTTCTGTTGCAGCAGGAACAACATCTATATTAGCTTGTGTGTTGGCACTAGGATTAACCTGACCAAGAATTTTATATGTATTAGGCATTATGTTAACTCTACTCCAAATACGTTAAAGGATACATTGGCTGCAGTTTCACCAGTAACAACGGCATTATTTACTGCTACAATTACTGATGCATTAAGTGTAAGTCCTGGTGAAAGAATCATTGTGTCCGCACGAGGAATTGTAATTGTTCTTAAAAGATAATGTTTGTTTGCCAAAGTTTCATTGATTGGGCGAACAATAATATCCACGTTTGCATTAGCAGAGCTTTGATTACAAATAGTAATTGTGCTAACGATTGCAGATGTGGATGTTGGAACCACATACACATTACTTAATGTGTTTGCAGTTGGTAATGTTTGACCTAAAATTTTATATGCTGTTGGCATTATGACCCCATAGCTGTAAAGAAAAATGGATGTGCATCAATTCCAGATACAGCGGTATTTGCTACTGCTGTAATACGACCATTTGAAGAAATGGTTAATGAAGGAATAATTGTTGCATTTCCATAAACACCTGCTGTAAATGATAAAGTTGTATAATCAGTATTAGCTACCGATGCAGCACCGTTAGCCACATTAAATGCTGAATTAGCATAAACTGAACCAGAGTTAGCTGTTGCAGACGGTGTATTTGCTCGTAAAAACGCAGAGTTAGCATATATTGCTGCAGAGTTTGCTACTGCAAAACCAGTATTAGCATATGTGCCTGAACTATTAGCTGCTATAAATGATGAATTAGCAGTAGAGAAAGCACTATTAGCATAACCTGCAGCCGAATTAGCAGTTGCACTAGGAACAATAACTCCTGCGGCCAGTTTACTTGCAGTAATCGTGCCATCAGGAATCTGTGAATTTTGAATATTGTTATATGTAATTACCGTTGTTGCACGATAACGAACAATAATATTTTGAGTTCCAGAAGATGGAGCTTCAGTAAAAGTAATTACGCCATTAGCAATAGAATAAGAATTAATTGGATCTTGCTGAATGCTATTTACGATAACATCAACAACATTGGCATCTTGAATACCCGTTTGTGTTATAGTAAATTGTGTGCAAGAACCTGTACCGTTGAACCTTTCGGTTGCAACAATAAAAGCACCTACACCAGGCTCGTTGCCAAGGTATGCCATTTTAGGTTATCTCCAGTACCGATAAAATACAATCTGCTGAGTTGTTTGTAGATGTTTGAACTTGTAAATAATCTCCAAATTCTAACACCAATTTTTGGTCTCCACCAATTGGAACTAAAGCGCCACCATTTGAAATGGTTGCATTTTGTACCATAAAATGTGTTGTTCCGCCAGAAACTACGGTCACATTTGCAGTAATTGGAGAAGCAGTTGTGTTTCCAATCGTTAAACCAATCACCGTAGCCTGTGTAGATGCTGCTGGAGCATATACGTTAGCCGCAGTTGTTCCTGCATTTTTTAAAAAATAATTCTTAAATGTATTTGGCATGAAAAAAATTCCTATTCTTTGTTATTTATCTATTTATCCAAGTGCAATTGAGAACGCTAAAGAAGAAGCTTCAACAGCTGCAATTTTATCATAAATTGCGGTATTTGCAGTTCCAACTAAAGTTTGGACATTGGCAGTCAATAAATTTGCGGTGTTACTATAAAAAGTTTCAATGAAACCAGAGGTGTTGACATTTAAACGAGCACCACTACCAGAAACCTCTAGTATTGTATTTGCATAAAATGTTTGACCATTACCATTTGTGATTAAATTGGCAGTGGCAATCAATGAAGAAGTGGCAGTTAACCACTGCTGGAATGTATTTGCTGTGGTTATTTGGTTTATTGTATTGGCTGCCATTATTTACCTCTGCCAATCAGTTCACGCAACAAGTCTTTTATCTCTGACATTTCGTTTTCTATTTTATCTAGGCGTTGTTTTGATTCTACCTTTTCAGATAGTTCTTTTTTTGCCATTTCTCTTTTCTGATAATACTCTTGCAAAGCTAATTTATCTGTATTTAGAATCGCTTTGGAGTTCATATCTCTTACTAAGTTTTCGTGGTCTTTTACTTTAGCGAACATAATTAACTACCTGCAGGTAAAGCAATTGCACGGAAATCACGCACCTTAGGAACATCGGTAGTATTAGTTCCAGTCAATACAATCTTAATGGCAAATGTTCTAAATGAATTGTATGCTGTTGAACCAGAAGTGTAGGTTACAGAATTGTTTGCTGTGCCATTAACACCTGGAGCATACGAGATTTCACGATAATCGTTGTAGCTAGTTGACACAAAGTTGGTATTATTCAATTGTGTCATTAATTGATAGTTTTTATCTTCAAATGCATTAGGGTCAGAAATAGACAACACTTTATAGTAAACACGAATGTTTGAATTGGATGGTTTGTATGCCGTTAGGTAGACACGCAAATCACCTGAATCAAATCCATCTGCTAAATTAACCTTGCGAGTAATGTAGCGAACATTAGAGTTACCACCAGACTTCTTATCTTCACCGTTATAGGTAATTGTTACGCCGGTACCTGGTGTTGTATTTGCATCTACAAGCGTAATTGTTGGTGATGTTTCGTAACCAGAACCAGCAGCCGTTAGATATACAGATGTAACCACATTATTGGTCACAACAGCAGCTGCAGTTGCACCTGAACCTCCACCGCCAGTAATTGTTACAACGGCATTGGCGTTAGTAGAGTAACCTGTTCCGCCACTTGACAATACAATATCAGAATTACTTAGTGGCAAATCATTGATAATGTTTTCAACCGCAATCATGCTAATGCGTGAAGTATCAATAAATGGTGCAATATCAGGATTGCTTGTTGCCATTGTAGCTTTAACTGTCAATGTTGTGTTAGCAGTTGTTGTTAATACACGGCGTCCATTACCATCGGTCATTGGGTAATCAGTCAACGGAGTAAATGGCAAGAAGCCTGTTTTACCGCCAGTCACAGCTTTCTCAGAATTGAACTGATATGTGATTGATGTATTCTCAACAGATATGCCAGTTGCAATCAAATGCATTAAGTCATATACTGTATTAGCCGATGGATAGTTAACATTAAATTGTGTTTGCGTTGTGCCAGTATCAAATGTATAACGGAACAATCTAAACATCAAATCTGAGTTTTGCTCAGCAGTCCATGTAGAACCGTTTTGTGATAAGAACAATGAACCTTGATATGGTTGTTCTGAAATCTGTCGACCTGATACTGTATCTAATTTACCAATTTCAGCTGAATATGTTTCATACTTGTTAGAGTTAGATAACAATACAAAACAATGTTCGCCAGGTTGCAAGAACAATGGAGAATCAAATACAAATTCTGTGTATTTGGTTGCATCATCCAAATTAGGAGATGTAGTTGTCTTAACTTTATCTGGTGTTAATGTAACTGTTGAATATGGATAAATCAAAGATGTTGATGGGTATCCGTTTACAACAGAACGAACTTGTAATGTAACAGGTACAGTTGGATCTTTTGTTTTGAAGCAGAAACGAGCCTTAGATAAGAAAATACCTTGTGGATAATTTGAAGGAGATACTAAGAATGTTTGTGCTAATGGGTCATACCAACCAACAACACGTTCAGTAACAGCTGTTGTCGTAACAACACGGTCATCTTTAACAGCAACCCGTTGAATTGTTGGAACAGTTGCAGAAATAATTGTGTTTTCTGTTTGTTGTAAAATACCTTGTGCAAAGAATGTGGCATCTCCATTTGTAGAAGATGATCCAATATCACCACTTGAGGTGTCAATCAATCGGAAGTTTTTCTCACCAATACGGAATACACCATTTGGAATATTGAACACACCAGCAACATCGCCTGCAGATGTTGTTGTTAGATTACCAATTGAGTAAATAGAATTGGATGTTGGCGTGGTTGTCCATGTTCCAACAATTGCTAATGTTCTTGTTCCTGCGGTGTAAGAAGAAACTGTGGCAGATTGACCAGCGCCAGTTCCAGACACAATATAAACTGTTGAACCAGCATAATCACCAGTATTATTTGCACTTGTAGCATCCACAGACAATACGATTGTGTTAGATGTGGCAGAAGTTACAAATCCAGAATAATGGTCATACCCATTAATCTTAATTGTTGTGCCACTAGATTGGCCAACCAAATTCATAGTTGCGCCATTCAACAATGTTGATGGATTCAAATTAACTACAAATGCTTCTCTATTTGATGTGCGAACAACAAATGCTGTTGCATTAACGGTACTTGTTGCAGTATTAGTTACATTGACTTTTTCTGCATTACCAGACTGTGTAATGTAACCCAAGTTATTAGAACTTAATGTAAACTTGTTTGCACGAGCAATGTATTTGTTTACACTAATGTTATCAAAGAAACCAAAAAGTTCTGTGGTTGGTTTGAAATCAGAGCAAGTAAACAATATACCACGGTCACGCATATAAGGAATAATTGACACATCAATAACACGGTCACCCAAGGATTGAGTGATTGTTGATGGTACAACTTGCGAGAATACACCAGAACGAGTTTGGTTTTGTGTTGTCGTTGTAGTTGTTACTTGAACGAGTGCTGGGCGCCTATCAGCAACATATGAAGAACTTGTTGTTCCTGTCCAATAAGTTTCCCAATTACCCCATTCATAACTGTAAGCATCTCGTGTAATTAAAGCCCATGCGTCTTTATCACCTTCAAGGTTTACAAGAACATCTGGTTGTTTGTCTGTATCAATCCAAACATCTGATGGTGGGTCTAATTGAATTTTACCAATGTAGTTTACAATATTAAATGGGTTAATATTATATACTTTTGAAGATTTATTTTGGTCAACAAAAACAGTATGTGTTGCTGTAGGCATCACAATTGGACCAGCCTTCAAATAATTAGATGAATTCGCTGAATCAAATGTTAATAGATGTGATGTAATATTAAATGTTGGCCTAATTTCTTTTCTCTTAGGATCAACAGCAATAGAATAGTCATTATTAGTTACATCAGCAACAGAAGTACCATCAAAAGAATCTACAACAATACCATTCTTAAATCGTGGTAAGTTTGTAGAATCCAAAATAGTCAAATCTTGTTTGTTCAATGCATTTTGTTCAAGCAAAGAAAGCGAAGTATAGTATTCTAAGTTGCCAATCCGTTTGTCAAGGTTACCAATATCACGCATTGTATAGCGTTTGTTATCAACATATTCAACATCAATATCAGATGTGTTGGCAACATAGGCAGGCTCACGAAGAATATACATTGTCATCGCACCATCTTTATCGTTTGGCTGAACAGGAGTTAACGATGGGTTGCCTTGGAGAACTTCAAAGGTACGATTCTTATTCAATATTACCTTGTCCGTTCTTGGTAGATAATATTGATAGTCTAAAAGTATGTCGGAACCATTCTCTGGAATCTTAGGACCAGTCGTGGTTGAATCAACATCAAAGCTGACGGTGTTTGCTGTCGCTGCTGATGTGGGTATCGACCTAACAGGTCTGTAATCAAGGCAATCTCTTAATTGATAAATTTGCCCGGTTGCCTGAGTTGTGTAAGAAGGAATACTTCCGTAATTGTATCCAACATAAGAATCTACGGTAAAGAATCCAGCACCAGATGAATTGAAACGATTAAATTTAACAACTAACGGACCAGTAGGTGTAGCTGAACCAGCCCTTAATCTAATTGATGAATGGTCATACAATGAATCTCTTTGACCAGTATCTAATGTGTATCGTGATGTAACATCAGTTGCAGTTGCTGAGTTAGCAACAGTAATTTGATTATTGTTAAAGTCTAAAACAGAAACTAATTCAATTACATCAGGAACAAATAACGATTGAACTGTACCTGGAGTTTTATAAACTGTGTTGGCCATAATATGAACTTGACCATTTGCAGTATAAAGAATTACTCCATTATTTGCAAAAATACTTGTGCCGCCAGATGTTTGCACAGTAGCATTGGCACCAACATATGTTTTGCCTTTTGAACCAGGATTACTTGCATCAATTGTTGCAGTAATATTTGCAACCATATTGTTACCATTGGTAACAGTAATCTTACGAGTACCTGTATCAACAGTATATAAGTTAGCAGGAATAATTTGGCCAACAGTATATGGTGATGTGCCGGCAGTTGTTACAACAATTTGATAATTCTCAGCCTTAGCAGAAGAACTTGTAGCAGCAGAAATTGTTTCACCAGTACCAACAGTTAATGCTGGAGAATCTGAAGATGAGAATGACTGAGATGCATACAGACGCTTATACGAGTATGAAAAATCAGCAATTGTATTTTGTGCAATATAGTTTTGGCCAAGATTAAACAATAATGGCTCAAGGTTGCTATCTGAAATAAATGTGTCGTTATACGTTGAAGCTGGATCTTTAGATGAAGTATCAATATCAGCTGCGGCAAGACGAGTTGTACCGCTAACTATTGATAATGACTTAACATCATTAACTTCAAAGTCAATAGACCAATTAGATAATGAATTTGGTGTAGTAATGAAAGGCTCAGAAAGTTGAATTGTCTGAGTTGCACCATTGTAATTGGTAATTGTTTTTGGTGTTTCACCAACACCAGGACCAGCAATAACTCTAAACTTGGCACCAACATAAGCGGTATTAGCAGTAGAATATAATTGTGAACCAGTTATACTATTTGCAATCTGAACATAACCTGTATTTGTTCCTAAAACAACTACATTACCACCTGTAATAGAACCAACATTCACATCAAACAAATATGTGCGATAGGTATATGTTGAAGAATTTTGTGTATTGGATGCAGAATCAAATGCAATAGATTTAACACGAGCTGTACCAATCTTAGTGTTAGTAATTGTGCCAGCAGTTGCCACATTGATTGTGCTATTTGATACACAATGTAAATCTACTGTTTGTAAACTGTTAATTGGTAAAGAACCAAAATGCGTATTTGAATACACATAATAACCATAGTCAGCAGTCAGTCGTTTATTATTTACTGAATCGGTTGTTCTTGGTTTATCAAATGTAATTGTTGTTGGTGCAATGGTTTCAAATTCGTAACCATAAACATATGCTTTACCTGGCGATAGAATGACATTAGCCTTTGCAGTATTAGCTGCACTTGTTTCTAATGCAAGTTTGAATGGTCGAACAGTATAGTTACCAGATTCATCATATGTTCTGCGTGCTAAAGTATCTTCAAGCACAGCATATTGTGGATAAATTAATGCGTAAGATAGAGTTCCATTTACAGTTCTAGCTAACTCAATAAATTGCGTGTCATCGGTAGAATCAAGCGTTCTGCTAGAAAGAATTAGTTCAATCTTAAATCGGTCGGCACCTGGAGCTTGAAAGTTGGAAGCATCTTGTGCTGGATCCAGCAACGAAGTATCTTGTGTATATTCAACAATAGATTCTGTAATTTGAAAACCAATTCTTGCATTGGCAGATGTATTATATTTACTGAGTGCTATTGTTTGAGAACTGTTTTTAATGAAAAAACCATCATAAAAATAAACACCATCACTTACAGAAAATGTTTTGCCAGTTCCAACACCACCTGTTGAAACATTAGCAAAAACTGGAGCAGCTTCAACTGTGGTAATTGTATCACCAACAGCAAAAGCTGTTCCTGAAATTTGTTTTACATAGATTGTTTTTGGATCACCAGTACCAGCATCAGCATCATAAACAACCACAACTTGACCAGTTTTTGTTCCTGCCAAGTTGGTAATTGTTTTGCCGTTAAAATTGTTAATATTAACCGCTGTACCAGCATAATCTGTGGCCACATTTAAATATGTGGAATCATGGATGAACAGTTGACCACCAGAAACGACAGAACCGTTTTTGAAAACGTGTTCGCCAAAACGCTCAACTTGTTTTTGTAAAAGAGTTTGAGATTGTGTTAATTCACGAGCTTGAACAGCAAAACCAGGCTTAAACAATATCCGAAGAAATTTCTTATCTTCGTTAAAATCATCATAATATGGATTGACATTAAAATTGGTATCTAACGACATTAACTATTTTCCTTAGAATCTAATAACAAACTTAACATTTTCAGCTTGTCCATCTGCTCGTGTAACTTTTTGAATATTTTCAGCATACAATATATCACCGGTATATGGTTGAAATTCAGGATTGGTCAATTTTACAACAGTCCTGTTTATACCAGAATTTGCACCAATTAATGTGCCACCAACTGATACTGTTCCTTTCACTTTGGTCAATCTAACTTCATTTGCTGATTGAGCATTTACAAACCCATAAAAATAGGCACTATTAGAAGAAGCTCCCTGATAAACAAACTCGTTTAACTCAAAGTTTGTACCAGCAATTAAAGTTATATTTGTGGTTTGCGAAATAACTGTATTTGCATTTGAACTAATCACAGGTGAAGTATTGCCATATTTATATGGATCTCTCAGAAGTCCATACTGTCTAAACGAGGTGGATGTTGAAATTAAACCATTTTCTGTGGCGTCAACTGCTCCAATCCTCTCTACAACCATAACATTTGTTGCATCTAACTCTTTTGCAGGATTGAAACCGTGGCCAAATTTAGGAGTAATAACCACTCGAGCATTTGCCGTGTTTGCACCAGCGGTTGCTGAGCCATAAATTGTTGCATTGGCATACGAATATCCAGTTCCAGGAATATCTAGTGTAATTTTTGATATGGCACTATTTGTAATATTGGCAGTAGCTACTGCTCCTGTTCCATCACCATCAATATAAACTCTTGTTTTAAATGTAAGGTTATTGGCTGTTGTTCCGCCACCGTTTGCAGTTGTGGCAGTTGAAATAATGATTGAACTTGTGTTTGGATTTACGGTCGTTACAGTTGTTCCAGAAGCAATGCCTGTTCCGGTTACTGCCATATTTGCAACCACATTTGTAGTATTTGCAAGAGCAATTGTAGTTACTCCTGATACAAACGCCGTTGCGGTAATTGAAGGTTCAGCATATCCCTTGCCTCCGCCAGTAACTATAATTGTCGTTAATTCGCCATCAATTAAGTTTGTTGAGCTTACATTATAGTCCAACTTTGAGGTAGAAATTGGAGCTGGAATCCAATCTGTTGTCAAAAACCGATTAGAAGGTTTGACATTATACATATATTTCCAAATAAAACCATCGGCTGTAAAGATTGTTCCATTAGCCGTAGAATAATCTCCAGTAGGTTCTACTGTGGAAATAGAGTTTGCGTTGTTAGATAAACACTTATATACATTTCTGGCGGTAGTCAAAATATACATTGGTTGACTATTGCCACCAGCACCAGAATCGGCTGTCAATAATGTGTCAATTGATATTTTGTCATCAAACTGTTTGTATCTTTTTCCTGTTGTCCAATTAACACGAGGAATAACTAATTCTACATCGTTTCCAGTAATGCGTTTGGCCGCATACATATTGTCCCATACAGATTTTTCATCAAAAGAGGAATCAACTATGGAGTTTGGAGAAGATTCGTTTGCATACGGAACATGATTTCCAATGAACACATAACCAACTGTAGCTGGTTCCGGTTCATAGAACGATTCTTTGAATTGTTCTGCGTTATTAAACGAGAGTTTTTTGGAAGTGTAAAAAGTTGCCATGGTTTAATATTCTATTTATGTAACAATTACAAGGGTTTCGCCGTTTGAAGTTATCGTAAATGCAGAATTTACTGTTGCTACCGTGTTACTGTAAATAGCATTAACATATCTAATTTGTGAATTAACAGCAATTTGAGAACCTATTGTTAACACACCTAAACTATTAGAAATATTAAATTTCGTGTTTGTGCCAGTTATATAGATGCTACTATTTACATTGACTGTTCCAGCAATAGTATTTGCCACATTTAAAGCCGTTTTGTCAATAGTGGTATTAATTGTTTCATTAATCTTATATTCTGCATAATCAATGAATCCAGCTGGGTGAATTAAATCTTTGAACACATCTTTAAATTTACTAAATTCTACCGAAGATGAGAGTAAATATGAATAATCAACATAGTATTCACGACCTTGAATTACTCTTTCTGAACTCGACAGTAAAGAATCAGATGTTGTCCAACGACCAGGGAAAGTAACATAACTTGGTTCAATTTCTGTATTTGCTGTAGCTGTTCCATCACCATATGCTGTCAAACTAATCTGTGGTGCAAATTCATATCCTTGACCAGCATCAGTAATTCTTATTTTTAATATAGCACCAGGGTTCTGGTCAGATTGTGCTAACAAATTCTCACCATCTCCCATTAGAGCCGATACAGTCAAATTAGCATTAGAACCGGCTGTTGATGAAATGGTTATTGTTGGTAATTTTCTAGCATCATAATTTTGACCGCCTATTGGATAATCACCAAATTTACCAATTGTTTTGTTAGTTGTAGCATAATTAAAATTAACATTAACATTCAATGAGGTGTTGGATGAAATGGAATTAATATAACGAGGTTCATTGTTAACCATAATTCGGTCACCAACTCGTAAATCATCTTGAAATACAGTATTAGTTCCAATAACTGTTACATTTGAATTGCCAAAAGTATTTGCGGTACCACGAATTCTTGATGGTTGTAATTCTACTTTAGTAATTGCACCTGTTGGTGACACATTGGTTACGGCTGCAGCTCCACCAATACCAAAAGTCATAGATTTTTGTGTGAATAATAATTCATCTCCAATGGCATATCCACTGCCGCCATTATTAATTTCAATTCTACCTAGTGAATATGTGCTTAAAACTTGATGCGTTGTGCCGTTTGCTTGAAACGGTGCAGAATCAGCATCTAATGTTGGAATAGAAGCAAATGCGGCATTGGCAAATAAAATTGCCACATTGGTAATTGCACCAATACTTGTAACATTCTGAAAACTTAAAGCATCAATAATTTTTGAATTAACATTTTCAGTAACAATTGAAGCATTAAATCCATAATTGGCAGCATTAATTGCAATACTTCCATAATCAGCAATTCTATCAGTATTAACAACAAAAACATTTGCTGTGTTTTGACCAGAAACATCAACACCATCAATAGCAAGAGTTAATGAAGCTGCGCCCGTTCCAACCACATAAACATTTGAACCAACTTTAAATCCGGCACCGCCAGCTAAAGCTTGAATTTTATTAATAAAACCAGAGAATACTTCTGAAATAACGGCAGTTGCTGGATTTGTAGGGTTGCCTCCAGTAATTGTTACTGGATCTCCAACATTATAACTTGCACCACCATTAATAATGTTAATTGTTCTAAGTGAAGCTAACCCTAAAACTTCTATCTCAATTAACGAACCATCATCTGGATCTATAATATCTAATGTTGCATTTTCGCCTGTTGTAAATTCTCCAAGGAGAGTTTTTTTGTTTACATAAAGTTCAAAAATAGGAACAGTATTAACTGTTTTTTGTGAAACCCTTTCTACTAAAGCTGTAGCAGAAGAATCTGACCCGGTCAACTTACGGTTTGTTAAAATTTCAAAATTAAAATCATTATATAAAACTTTTATTTCAGAATTATTTGCCGGAGCAGAGTTGAATATTAATTTTCTGGATTCTTTGCGAACATAATAATCTGTGGCTTCGGTTTTCAAAACTCCATTCACATACACGGCAATTGTTTCTGCCGCAGCAACTTGAGCCAATTTAAATGTTGTTTTTGTTCCGTTACCAGTATAATTACTGTAAACATTTTGTGAGATACGGAATGCATTTTCAATCAACCATTTGCCATCAGAAGCACGCAAAACATTTAAATTTGGTTGAATAACTTCTACTTCTTCATTAAATAAAAGACGGAATAAAAGTTGAAAAGATTTCTGATTACCTTTAGCCAAATACAAAGGCAATATTTGTTTGATTAGAGTGCCTTTGTCTACCTCAACATTACGAGGAATTAAACTAGCATAGGTATTGAAAAAGTTATTTTCAAATTCTGCAATAGAATAATCAACATCGGATATGTAACGAAGGTCTTTTGACTTAGTTATTAAGTCATTCTTTTTTGTGCCTTGTTTGTTTTCTAAGAACTCATAATATGCTTCCAAAAAAGCAATAAAATTAGGATGTTCTTCACGAACAAACTCCGGTACCTGACGATTAATCAGTAACGATGTTTTTTGGTCAGCCATTATGAACTATATTTCTTTTCTAATATTGTTGAAATTGCTATAGGATCATCTTCATCAATGGTAAGAATTGTGTCCCTTGTTGATTCAATAATTCCTTTTTCAGATTCAATTGTTACACGAATTAATCCATCAACAGAATCAATACTTAAAAACCGAATGTTATTAATGGTTACAATTCCATTGTCATAATCAATAGTTCCTGCATTAGAATTAATAATCTGTCTTTGTGCTAAACTATCATAATAAATTGTTCTAAGTGTACCTGTTTTACCATCAATAACAGCAAGTGCTTCTGCACCATATCCGTTACCGCCAGTAATTGAAACTGTGGCACGAGTATAATCAACACCACGATTGGTAATATTAATACTTTGAATTTTACCATTTACAATTACTGCTTCAGCTGTTGCATTTGTGCCATCGCCAGTAATTGTAACTGTTGGTGTGGTTGTATATCCTGTGCCTGGATTGGTAATTTGAATTGAAGATATACCAGTAAAAGATTGTGGAGCTTCATCAAATTGAGCCGTTCTTACTGTTCCAGTAATATCAAATACTGTAAATAGTGTTGATGTTAATTTATTTGTTAGTGTTCCACGATGAATAGGAACATTATATTTAATTGTATAACTTACAGACTCATTCAATTGAGGTTGAAACCGGCGTTGAACACGAACAACAGTTTCAGAACCAATAATAGAATCACCATTGGTAGCATCAATAGCGTCTTGTAATTTTGAAAGAATGAATGTGCCAGCAAACTTGTTTAAATTGGTATCACGGTAATCTAAAATAGCTTGACGAATATTTGTTCTAATTGTGCCTTCATCTGAAGATGTTTTCTTTGGGTCATATTGAACTCGGTTTTCAACAATTAAATATAAAAATTGTGCATCACGAATTTCTGCACTTACTGATACAATTGCTTTTGGGTTAATAATATCATCAATAATTCTTTGTTTTTCAGTTTCAGAAATAAAATAATTAGCTTTTGGTTTTAGTGCAATATAAACTTTACCAAAAACTTTTGGTGTTTCAGTTTCGCCACCCCAAACGGATAAAGAATCTACGCTTGGGTATTTACTCTTAATATACGATTCATAATCTTTAACTGTAACCAATCTGTTTTGTGTTGCATATTGAGCTGCAGCTGAGTATTTAATTGAATCGACTGTTTCACGAGTTGAACCACCAGATGCTACATCAACAACATCAACAACGATATCAGAATAAGCGCCAATTGAAGAAGCGGCAACAAAACCATTCGTTTGATTGGCAGCAACACCATTGGTAACCAAATATGTTACTGTAACAACTGCACCATCATTAAGTGCTTTGCCAACCACTCCATCACCAAAATAAATTTCGTAGTTTCCATTTTTACTTTCTTGTAAAAAATAAACATTAGATGTTGAAGTAATATCAAGAATATCTGTTACTTGATTATAAACTTGTGTTGATGTATTTCCCACATTTGGTGATACGGATACAGAAATTGTTGTTGTATCAATATTGTTATCAGGTAATACAAATACAGATTTTGGATTAGAGTTTTCAGTATAATTGAAAACATAACTTACCAATGAACCTTCATAAATGTCCAAATTTTCAAAGAAAAAAGAAGTGTTGGATTTTGTTACTGTGGTTTCTTCTAATACAACAAAATTATAAGAAAGACTATCAATTAAATTTGAACTAAATGTAAACCCTTTTGGAATAGTCAATGTTTCAGGTGTTGTTGTTCCACTATTCACAGTTACATTAACGATTGCTCGTGGTGCAGTAACAGAAAAAGGAATATAACCTAAAGTTTTGGCGTGAGAAACAACCGAATCTCTTAGTAAAGCAGTATCTAAAAATGCTTCGTTGGCCACCATGTTCAAGTAGTATGAATTGTAGTGGGTATTATAAGCAAGAATATCTAAAAGAATATTTAATCCAGCACCATCAAAATCATAGTCTTGAAATTGAGATTGTTGTTTTAAATATGCTTTTAGGTTTGTCTTGATTTGGTCAAAATCAAGGTCAGAAATTTGTAAACGAGCGTTGGCCATTTTCTTATCTAATCCGTTCTAAGAAAAAATTAATTGTAATTGGGTCGGTTCTATTGATAACAAAAAATTCCATTTCTACATTAAACCCATTTCTGTCAAAATCTGCAACAGCATTAATTCTTGAAACTCTAGCTCTAGGTTCGTAGTTTAATATTGTTTGTTCTATTTCTGTTTCTATGGAAGAAGCAGTAATCGTATCCATATTTTCAAACAAAAGTCGGCGAATATTACTACCAATATCTGGTTGAAATGGTCTCTCATAGTGATTAGTTAACACCAAATTCTTTATAGAATTGATGACCGCCATATCACCAACATGGCGGTTTATGTCTTTTTTGACTGGATGAATAGTGAAATTTAAGTCTAAATCACTATATTCCCGAGCGATATTTGTGGTTACGGTTGCCATATCTTATTTATGCGTTCAGCCTAGAAAGTAGTTTGTCTGTTCCAATATAATCTTGAATCAGAGTGCTTTCTGATTCTCCTAAATTTTGTAATTTGCGAAGCTCTTGATAATCTTCCGACACAGTTTTTAGATTGGCATAATAATTTTTATCGTGATTTTCTCTGTTTGCCAAAAATATAGTGGTGTTCGCCAGCTGGCTATCAATTGTTGTAACTACCGATAAAGAAAGATTTGAGGTGTGGACTGTGTTTGAGTAAGCTCCACTTGTGTCTTGTGTTACTGTTATACTATTATTAATTATATTATAGTAAGTTGAAATTATACTTGAGTTTGCATTTATCTGTGGGCCAACAAAAAGACTAGTAAAACTACCTAAAATTGGTGCGGTGTTAACGATTCCGTCTGTTTGATTAACAAGATACATTGCTGATTTGCCATAACCAATTGCTGGATCTTTATATGGTGAGGTGTAAATGGCTGAAGTATTGGCACCCACATCATCATCAAAATTTCTTAGGCCTGAAAGCCTATCAGTATGTAATTTATAAGATTGGCAAACAGTAGCCAAATTAGTATTTGCAATATTAGCAAATAGAGTAGTAATTGTTCCCGTTAATCCTTGTAATCCATTGGCTGCAGTAACAATTGAAACAATTAAATTTGCAGAATCGCTAATACTTTGCACATCTGTAGCGACAGGATTTTTATAATAAGAACCCACATTACTAGTTGCTAAATCTTTTCCAGCCCAAGAAGTAAGCAAAGCAGGAACTGCATTTAATTGTGCTTTTGTTTCGTCTGAAAAATTTTGTATGGTTTCATTTGGATCATCAAAGTTATATCCAAGTCTTGCAAAAACTCCCGCTGAATTTGCTATTGTTGTCATTTTATTTCTCCATTATAAATTAAATCATTGGCAAAGTTGGAAATCCTGTAATTCCTCTTGGTGCAGGATGCTGGTGAAAATTATACATTGTGGTATTAACTATATCCGTCATCAAAACAGAAGTCATTATTAAAAAATTACCAAGAGGTGCAGCCACAGATACATCAGAAATAATTGGTCCCACCGTGGTGATAGAACCAGGTATTGCAACTGGAGTTGCTGGAGTTGGTTTGCCAAGAGAAAGTCCTCCAAGAGCAGATGTAAATCCAAATGGTCCAGCTGTAACACCCATACCTCCAGTTACTCGTGTTGTTGCAACAAGCGAATCACAAGTAGCTGGTCCATACACATTCAAATCTGAACTTATATCAACCGATGTTGCAGCACCAAGTCTTACAGAACCGCCAGTATTTTCATTTGCAGAAATTGATACATCATCATCACCTGATATAGAAATATCTTTAACTGCTCGAACATTATATTGACCCTTAACAGCAAGATTGTAATCACCAGTAACAGATTGATTAAAATTGCCTAAAACTTCCATATTACAATCACCACGCACAGTAATATTACAAACACCTTTTATTAAAACATTTTTATTTTTGGCTACAATTTCATAACCATCACCAAATATTTTTACAACTTGGTCACCATTGGGGTGCATTTCAATAAAGTTTTTTGATTTACCATGTTGAATACGAACTCTTTCACGAGTGGGTGTATCATCCATTTCAAATGAATGGCCACCTTCAGTTTGTTGAATGTTATTATATGGATATTCTGGTTTAGTTTCATCGTTTGCAGCAGATTCTGGTTCAATCCAGGTGCTTTCAATTGGAGGTCTTTCATACGTTGCCATAATTATCCTCCATTACTATTATTAATAATACCAGAAACACTATTCATATTGTTTTCAGCAACAAGCGTAGCGTTAGCTGATGATTCTTGAACTTCAACAAGAATGGCTTCTATGTATTCTGGATCTAAATCACCATCTGTGGTTGAAACAGAGGTTAAATTTGTAGCAGAAGCTAATATTGTTACAGTATCTTTAACAACAGTTTCTACTCCTTGAGTGAGTTTATTTCTAGCATTATTTAAATCGCTAGCAGCTTCTCTTAATTGAGAGAAAGATCCTTCTTCTGGTGTTCCTGGTGGTTCAGTAATCAAATCGCTAGTTGGATTTTGTGCGGCAAAGTCAGCTGCTTCTTCAGCTGTAGCTTCATTCCAAGCGTCAGAGAAAATACTTGCAATTGTTTTATAAAGTCTTGTTAAACAACCTTTTAACATGGCAAATATTTTTGCTGGCAAACTTAAAATCCATTGAATTAGTTTTTTTATTTTTACAACAACATCAAGAACATATTTTTGAAAATCAAGAACAGGTTGAATATATTCTTTTTGAACATACCTAATAAAAGCAGCTGCAGCTTTTAATTTCTCAATAACGGTAAAAATAAGTCCAGATGGTTCTCCAAAACCTAATGCAAGTTTGACAGCACGAATTCCATCTCTAATAAACCTAGAAATGGCTTTAACATATTTTTTTAATCCAATATTTTTTTGAATATCTAAAGAAAAATCACAAACATGAGATATTTGAGAATTTAAATTGTCAACAATTGTGCCTTCAACAATGCCTACACCTAAAGCTGGTGGATTTGACGGCAAATTCTTTTTCTTATCATTAGAATCAGCAGATGTTAAAGAATCTATCTTTGCTACATTGGGACTTGGTATAGCTTCCGTAGCCATTATGATGTTCCTTTTTTAATCATTTTCATTGCATTATTAATTATTTCACGATAACAAACATCTTGGTCTGCATGACAAGCATCAAGCACAATATCATCATGGCAATGGCAGTTTGTTTTTTCCATTTGTTCAGCAAACTCTTTTTCAGTTAATACTCCAGCAAAATATTTTTCTTCCAATATTTTTACTTTTGCAGCCAACTTATGTAGTTCCATTAATTTACTCATTTTATTCCTGGTAAAACTCCCATCATTACTGGTTGTTGTGCATTTTCACCATCTAAAAAGAAACCAACAATCCAATCTCCAATTCTTGGAGCAGAGAAATTTTTAGAATTATTAATTGGTTGCATTGGGTGAGCCCAAGGTAAATCTTTTGTAGGAACTAAATTCTTTTTTTCAGAATGCCATCCAAATATTCTTACACGGCACCGGCCAATGGCTAAAGGATCAAGTCGGTCCTCAACAACTCCAACCCACCATATAAAACCATTTGCTCCAGCAAAATTCACTTTTTCCATTTTTATCCTTGTGTTACTAAAGGACGATTACTTGAATCGCTAGCAACTTCAAGTAAAGTTTCATGTTTATCATATCTAATTATGTGTCTTGCGGCCACAATTAAATATTTGCCTTGTAAAGTTTTATCCATAGCTTCAGATGGGTTATCATAAACTCCTCGTTTTGGATAATTAAGATACACATTAAATCCTGATGAAAGAGAAAAATTACCAGGCAAAGTTATTTGTAACCTGGTTGCAATTAGATTTGATAACAAAGCAGCTCTTTGAAACACATAATTATCCGTATCATCTATAACGGTTGCATTTCGATTGTAATTTTTTTTAACATATGAACTATTTACTCTTGTTGACATGAATGGATACAAATTAATTTTAGAATCCGTCATCTCATCAACATTTAAATTTTGTCTATTTTTTGCAGCTGGAACATTAGGATATTTGTTTAAGTGTTTTCCTTTTGAATAAACATTATTAAAAGGAATTAAATTTATGCTTAAATTTCTAGTTAAAACATCAAAACCAATAAATTTTCCAGAATATGCTCCATCTAATATATTTTGTGCTATATTAAATTGAGATATTATTCTCACATCTCTTGCACCAAAAAATTCATCGTTTTCTACTGAAGTGCCTGTGTTTTTTGGATTAAAATTAATTTTTGCAATTTCTTTATTTGAAAAAATTGTATCTAAAGAAGTAAAATTATAAGCATATTTGTTTTGAAAAAATATAAAATTTGGTAAATTTTTACTGTTTAAAGAACGAGTAGCTAACCAATTAAGAGAATCAAAAGGTGATAATAGAGGAATAATAAAATCGTGAAGGCCTTGAGATTGCTCAACAACAATTGGAGTTTTAACTTTTAAATAATTTTTTAATATTTTTTCAGCTGCAGAACTATATGAACCAGTAAAAGATTGATTAATTTTTTGTTGCAAAGAATATATAAATTCATCAGAAACAAAATATAAAATATATTCCTCAGATGTTTGATTTATATTTTTTCTGTCGGATTGTTTATAAATTCTAAAAGTTTTTTTCATGTTTGTTACAGCCAAACTCTCATCACTTTTAGAGATATCAATACTGATACTTTCACTTCCATCGAAGTATAGTTTTTGAGAAAGACCTATAGCATCATGTATAACAATATTGCCTGACATACAAGGCATTAACATTGTATCAAAAATGTTTAATTCCTGAAACACTCCTCCTATATCAATTTTACCAAACTTTGATATAATTGATAAATCTTTTATTTTAAATTGTGAGGTTTGATTTATTTCAATGGACATTATGTATTAAAAATAATTTTAAGTTCTTCTTCAATGGATGAAACAAATTCTGGCTTTAACAATTTAATGGTTCTCTTAGCTTCATTTTCTTCAACCTCATAATCATAATATGATTTGGTTTCTTTAGTTGTGGTAATTGTAATTGAATTGCCGTCATCTAATGTTAGATTGGATGTTGTAGCTGCCACATTAGCATATGTATTCGCATCAATTTTAAGTTTTGATTGCAATTCAGTTCCAGTTGAATTTGTGGTGCGTGTTTCAACTTTATAATATGAGTGAATGTTTGCTTGAGCCCAAGTTTTGCCAGATTGACCAACACTCGCATTAGCCGAATATTTTTCATCTATGTATGAAATGATTGTTCTTTGGTCAAGAGGCCAATCAAATTGTGGATCCACAATGTCATTTATCATTAAAACTGCCCAATGGCGTTCTGGAGATCCATAAAACTTGTTTGCAATTATTTCTGGAGTATCACTATCCTGCACATCATATTCATAATAAACAGCAGAATTATTTTTAAAAGCTTGTTCAAATCCAAAACGAGCTGTTATATTTGTAACAGCATCAACATCATTTGAATTTTGATTTAACTTATAAAAAGTTTTTGGAAAGTAGTTAAAATATTTTGACATGATTGTTTTTTTTATTCTTGACGGAACTGAACTTGACCTAATTCGGCTGTGTTATAAGCTGCAGAGATATCTGCATTTCTTTGTGTTGCTGAAGATCCAATTCCAACAGGCCTTCTTAATAAATTACTATTTTTATAGACCATTTCAGTTTCCATAAATGACAATTGCATAATAATTGAAACTGGCATACCTGTACCACCAATAGAAGCTTTTTGATTTGGAACTTCATATGCAGAAAAACCACTTGGAGCATAATTGACATTAACATTCGTCAATACACAAGTAGAAATTGGAGGTATATTTGGATTAATTTGTCCGTTATAATAGAAACTAATATCAAATTCAGCAGGAGGAATTAAAAAGAAACCTCCACTTGATGGAGCGATTTCTGGTGCCTGAAAGAATCTAACACTATCAATAATGTCTTGAACTTCTTTTGCTTCTTTTTCATCTCTTGGGTTAAATTGAAAATCAAATTGAAAATTACGAGGCGTTGGAGAACTATAAAGTATTTCCATCATTGGATTAACAACTGTGCCTGTAGCAGCTGCAAAAATTGTTTTGCCAAGAGCTGATTGATTTAAAGCAGCACTGGCAAAAAATGGTGCTAAATTTTTTCCATATTCTTTAGCTAATTGTTCACTATTAGCCCCAGGATTATTTCTTTTTGTTTCCATTAATGAACTAGCAGCGGACATCATTCCAGAAACAAGACCTCCACCAATGTCTGTTTGTGAATAACTTTGACTTTGTGAATACATTAAAGTGTCAGGCATATACAAAACAATTGTGTTTTTAATTCTGCGAATTGTTCTTGTAAATCCAATTGAATCAATTTGTTTAATGTATTGTATTGCTTGGTCTCCAACTCCAGATGATAAACTAGACACGATTTCTCCAGCTCTTCCTGTTCCAGAAATTGCTCCTAAAAGAGAACTACCTGCATTTCTAAATTTTTCTTGAACTATTTTACCAGGATCACTTGATAAAGCTGAACCTAAAAGTTCTTTTACACCACCTATATTTGGTCTTAAAGTTGGATTATCAATACGATTTTGAATAACAAATGGTTTTTCTGAAGCTTCAGTACCAGAAAACTGAGTTTTCTTTTGTTCATTTATATTAATAACCATGTAGTGAGCTTTATCACTACTTCCAACATCACTAGGAAAACGAAGTGTTGATGACGCATACTCTGAATTTTCAGTTAGAGAAGCGAGGGGTCCTTTTGCTGAACCTGGAGCCTTAAAACTAATGTCGGTGAGATTGAAAAGTGCCATTTAGTATCCTATGGAGATTTACTACATATTTATATGACATTTGGCAAAACTTATAAAGGATGGTTCAATCCAAGACACCCCACCAAATATAAAGGTGATGCGGATAACATCGTCTATCGGTCAACATGGGAACGTAGGGTAATGAAATGGCTCGATGAACATCCGAATGTTCTCTGGTGGTCGTCAGAAGAATTGGCAGTACCATACAAGTCTCCAATCGACAATAAAATGCACCGCTACTTTCCAGATTTTATCGCCAAGATGAGGTTGAAAGACGGCAAGGTAATGACTTATATTATTGAGGTAAAGCCAATGGCACAGACAAAGATGCCTACTCAGAAAAGGAAAACTAAGAGATTTTTACAGGAGATGGCAACCTATGCGGTTAATCAGGAGAAATGGAGAGCTGCGGATATATTCTGTCAGGAACATGGGTGGAAGTTCCTCGTGGTAACGGAACAGGAGCTTGGATTACTATAACCTTATCTTTAAAGCGGAACACCGATACTTATAAGGTTTTGCTGCCAAAAAGCAGGTAATAATGGACTTTATTTTTGAGTATAAATAGAGTATGGCTTATTTACTAGAAAGAATCACTCAGCAGCTATCGGAAGAAGGTTTAGAACCAAGAACCAATGCAGCTAGAGAGTGGTTAAAAGCTAAGGTAAAGAATTTATCACCTCAGCGCACGGCGTTAATGAAAGACCGTGATAAGATAAAAAATAGGTCGATGTTGGGTTGTATGTATTTTTATTTTTACGACCCTAAGTTAAAGGATTCGTTGCCATATTACGATAGGTTCCCATTGGTTATACCAATTGAACGTTACCCAGACGGTTTTCTAGGCCTGAATTTGCATTATATCAGCCCAAAGCAACGGATTATCCTTTTAGACAAATTGAGTGTATTTTTAAATAATGATGACTACGATGAAACCACAAAGTTTCGTTTGAGGTATCACACACTTAAAAATGCCTCCAGAATTTTTGAAGGTACTCCTTGTATCAAGAGGTACCTTTACAAACACGTTGACAGTAGGTTCTTAGAAATACCTGCTGAAGAATGGGATATTGCTGCCTTAATTCCATATGAATATTTTATAGGCGCAACAAAAAATAAAGTTTACGCAGATTCTAGGAAAAAATTCTAATGTCTTTTTCACCACAATTATTTTTAACTAACATTAAAGCACACGATGGCCCGGCAAAACCTTCTAGGTTTGAGGTGATTCTTCCTATTCCAAGTTATATCAATTCATTTGTAGGTAATTCAGTTCTTGAACAATTGATTAATTTACCAAATAATATTGTATCATCTGTAACTGATATCTTTTCAGCACCTCAGGATCCAGCAACAAGAACAACCAATGCTTCTTTATCTCGTTACTTAGCTTTACAATGTGAAACTGCTGAGTTGCCCGGTCGAACATTATTAACACAGGATGTTAAGATTTACGGCCCCACATTTAAAGTGCCATATCAATCACAATACAATGATATTAATTTAGGATTTATTTGCACAAATGATTTCTATGAGAGAAAACTGTTTGACCGTTGGATAGAAGCAATCCATCCGTCAGACACAAACAATATGAGATTTCCAAAAGGAAACTCAACTCGTTATATGTGCAATATCACAATTATTCAATATGATGATTTTATTAAAAAGATTTACTCAGTAGAATTGGTTGATGCTTTTCCAATTGGTGTGGCTGCACAACCATTAAATTGGTCAGAAGATAACTTTCATCGGTTATCGGTACAGTTTGCATATCAGCGATATAAAGTTATATACGAAGGTAGTTATGATTTGGCTGCAGCCGCTAGTGCTTTGTTTGGTGTTAAAGCTGCGCCTTTTTTTGATAGAGCAGGAAATTCTATTAACAATACAATAGGAAAAACGCTTGCAAAGATTTTTTAATTTATGAGGATTTAATATGTTACCTAAAATTGATGTGCCCATTTATAATGTAAAGTTATTGTCCACCGGCAAAAGCTTGCGATTTAGACCATTTACAGTAAAAGAAGAAAAACTCTTTTTGATGGCTAATGAAGGTGAAGATTTAACTACGATTGTTGATACAATTAAACAGATTCTTAATAATTGTATTTTAGATGAGTTTCAAGCAGATTCTTTACCTTTATTTGACATTGAACATTTATTTTTAAATATTCGTGCAAGGTCAATAGGAGAAGTGGTGAATCTAAAATATAAATGCAATAATGATGTTTTGGATGAAGAAACTAAAGAAGAAAAAAAATGTAATAATGTTGTTCAAATTGATTTAAATGTTTTAGATATTCATCCAGAAAAACAAGAAGGACATACAAATAAAATTCAAATTACTGAAAAACTTGGTATTGTAATGAAATATCCAAATTTTGAAACTCTTAAAAAATTTAAAGATGTATCAGAAGCGGATTCAATTATTAAAATGACAGTAAATTGTATTGATTATGTGTATGATGCCGATAAAATTTATTATGCAAAAGATTCTCAAGAGGAAGATTTAATTGAATTTATAGAATCCATGCAGAGTAAAGATTTGGAAAAAATTAAAAATTTCTTTGACACGATGCCAAAGATAAGAAAAGATGTAGATTTTAAATGCAATAAATGTGGCCACGAAGAAAAAATTGAAGTAGAAGGAATTCAAAATTTTTTCGTATAAGTTTTGGTTATGAAAACCTGACGAACTATTATCAAACAAACTTTGCTTTAATGCAACATCACAAGTATAGTTTGACTGAATTGGAAAATATGTTACCTTGGGAAAGAGATATCTATGTGAATATGCTAATGAGATATCTGGAAGAAGAAAACGAGAAGATTAAACAAATGCAAAGGCATTAAAAATGGCAAGTAGATTAGCTGACATATTACAACAAGAATATAAAACCAAAGGTTTAATTGGCGGAACAGCTTCCGCTTTGAATAAGTCTAACCGAGAAAAAATGGATGTTAGAAACATTCTTTTTGGAGGGTCTGGGCTAGGATCAATTGTTGGTCGTAAAGTTTTTGGTAAAGGTTATTCAGCAATAGACCGCTCAAGTAAAGTATCAAATGTTTCTGAAGCCATTTCTTCTGGTTCTTCAAGTGTTTTACAAGAAATTAGTATTAATGGTAAAATAGCAGCTAAGAATTCAATGTCTTTGCCTCGTATTGCCGAGCAAATGAACATTATGCAAAAGAATATTGCTAAAATGGTAAAATTGCAAGGTGCAACTCCATCAACAAAAGCTGATAATTATTTTTCTAATGCAAAATTTAGAGAAAATGCTTATGAAGCAACATTTAATAAAAACACTAGAAGCACATCACCAACTAAAGTTGAACCAAAAAAAGAAAAAAAAGAAGGTGATGGATTTGGTCTATTGGGAATACTTGGAGCTGTAGGAAGTGTTTTTGGTGCTATACTCAAACCATTAACTTCACTAACCGGATTTCTTGGAACAGCTGCGTTAGCAGCCTCTGCTTTTGGTGGTGCAATTTTCAAAATACTTAGATTTTTAATTGGAACAAAAATAGGAAAAATACTAGGATTAGGTGCATTACTTGGTGCGTCTGGTGTTTTTGCTGAAACTCCAAATGAAACTGGTTTAGAAACACCAGACGGAGAAAAATCTAATATTGGAGATACTCTTGTCAATACAGCCGCCGGTGTTGGTGGTGCTCTTGCTGGCGCTAGTGCGATTAGTGCAGGTTCAAAATTAATTACCGCAGGTAAAGCAACATCGTCTGCTGTAATGGAAGCAAGAACAATGTCTGTTGGTCAATTAGCAAAATCTACTCCAAAATCTACATGGGGTAAATTTTTAGCTTATGTTGCTAAAAAATCTCCTCAACTATGGGGTAAAGTAGGCCTAAAATTGGCACAAGCAGGTGCTTTAGCAACAATACCTCTTGTTGGTTGGGTAGCAGCTGCAGTTCAATTAGGATTTTCTATTTGGACAGCATGGGAAATATATGAGTTGTGGAAAGAATTTAGTAATAGTGGAGAAAAAGAAACAACAACAGGAACAATGGAAGAAACTTCACCAACACCACAAAATCAACAAACAGGATTTGTTGGAAAGTTGGGTGCATTAAATGAGGGTGCAAGACAATCTGGTGGTTCATCTTCCACTTCGCCATCAAAGATTGGTGGTTCAGGAGATTCACAAAAAGCAATTGAAGAATATTTGGGTCGACCAATCACTCCAGACGAATATGATATGTTGATGAGAGCAGTTTATGCCGAATCTAGTAGAAATAAAGATGAATATGCTAATGTGATGGCAGTTATATTGAATAGAACTAGAAAGAATGGCGGAAGTATTATTGACACATTAATGGAGAAAAATCAATTTCAAGCAGTAACAGGTACAGCAAATAATCCTGGTCCAAGTTCAATGTTCAAACAGGGGCCTGATGCAAAATCTCAAGCGATGATTGCTGAAGGTGCTTCATCATTATCTGGAATTTCTAAAAATTTAGATGCTTTCACAGCAGCAAATAGAAAAGCATATGGTGCTGGAACTAATACCGGTTGGTTAGATAAACTTCAAGCTAGTGGCGGTAAACAGGTTGGTCAAACTGTTTTTGCTGAAAATATGTATGGAACTCCTTCTTCTGGTGCTAAACTTGGTTCAGCGTCAACAGCATTAGCTGCTGCTAACAGACCATCTGGCACAAACAATCAAGTGATTGATAATAAAACAATAACTAATAACACTCAAACAGGAAGTAGTGGTGGAACTCAAGTAGCTGCCTATGATAATGATATGATGAGATACCTGTTACGACCAGTTAGCTAATAAAAAACCCCGCCGAAGCGGGGTTGACTTGCATGGGATTTTTTATTACTTTGTTTCAGCAAAGGATTTGAAATAATCCAAATCTTCATCTTCAACACCAGACTTT